CCGTCCACCCTTAGGGCGGGGGTAGGGTGCCCCGCCGGTCTTTCATGATCACCCACCCTGGCGCTGATGATCTTGGAGGCGTGCGCTGATGATCTTGGAGGCGAGCCCGCCGGCTAGGTCACGGAACGGTAACGATTCACATTGCCACGCTTGACAGGCACCGCAGCGTGGCAATGTGTGGTAACGTTGCACTCATCAGGCCACCACGGAAGGGGATCGACACCATGTCACTAGGCGAACACCGCAAGGCACCAGCGCCGGCTGACTACGGCCAAGGCTCACCATGCAAGGCAGACATTGCCGCCTACGGTCTATGCCTTCGCCCAGTGGGGCACGACGGCTGGCACCATGACGCTAACGGCCACGACTTCCGGGCCGTCACAGTGGACACCACGGACACCACGGACCGCACGCTGGTGCTCTACACGGTCTACTCGGATGGCCGACGCTTCACCAGTCTGCTGTCCGGACCCGATGGAGCGGCGACCGTTGCCAGGACCTTGTCCCGCGCTGTCCATGATCACAGCACACTAACGGTCAACGGTTCGCGACTCGTGTCCTACTCCATCCGCAAGGACTGACAGGCCAAGCGCACGGAAGGGGACCGACATGAGCGCTCTAGTCCAGTGGAGCACGGATCCGACGCTGGCATATTGGGTCACCCGTTGGCTCGTTGGGTTCTATTTCTGGCGCCAGTAGTGACACTGCCTAACCCTGGTGGCCATTCTCTCGCAGGATGGCACGCCATGGCCAGGACAGGCCACCACGGAAGGGGAAGCACTATGCGCACGCTCTCGGCAAGCGAGGTCACGGCACTCGCAACCATCGTAACGATGGCACACAAAGGCCAGCATGTCGCACGATTGGTGAACGATGACGTTGTGCAAGGAACGGCACGCAGCATCGGGGACCGCAACGGAAACTTTGCCGGGCCCGATGACGATATCCGTGACCAACTCTACGGGTGACGCTGGATTCTGGTTTCGAAGCATTCTGGCCCGTATCCGAGCTTGTCGATGAGGTCAAGTCGTCGACGTTCGTGGAGTACGCACGATGATCGCACTAATCGCGGACGCGCTGGCAATCGCTGGCGCAAGCCTGGCACTAGCCGGACTGCGGATTCTCGCATTCAACATCGTGACCGAACGCAAGCGCACACCGAAGGGGAACCAAACAACATGAGCGAGACTTACGAAAGCCTAAACGCGAAGCTGACGGGCCGGAACAAAGATCGGCGCAAGCTCACGCACAACACCTATGCGGAACGGCGTGGTGAAGCTATCGCGGTCCGGTTGCACGACACCGACATACTCACCTTTCACCCGGACGGGTCAGTCAGCTATGAGACGGGCGGATGGTTCACTGTGACCACAAAGGATCGTATGAACAGCTACGGGCCGCTGCGCATCCATTCCGAGCGCGGTCGATGGTATGCCGGCACGACGCCATACATGGACGGCATGACGGTCCGCGACGGTCTCGTCATAGCTGGCGTGGACGTCGACGCGGTTGCGGCTGAGGACCAGCGCAATGCTGCCACGCGCAAGGCCATCGACAGATTCGTCAAGGGGATCACGCCCGAGCGCATCGTGTCCGCATGGGAGAACAGCGGCGGAGATTGCCGGGCTGCAAGTTCGGCATGGGAACGGACTGCCTAGCCGGCCACGTAGGGGAAGACTACTTCCATGCCAGCCTGGCCTATCGCGCAATCAAGGCCGCTGGCTACCGCTTCCCTGACGTCATCATGGCCATGATCCTAAGCGCAGCGCAACGCGGCAAGGTGGACACATTGCTTACCCGCTCGCTGCGCAAACTGCTTCGCAAGGAACTGTTAACCGGAGTGGCCGTCAGCTAGCTCACACACACGCTACACAGCTACACAGCTACACAGCTACACAACACCGAAGGGGACACAAGCATGATCTACGTAGCACATGGACTCGCCGGATACGGACCGGACCTAGACGAGACGGATGAGGGTTTCGAGACCTACACGGACGCTGCTGTGGTGATCCACAACGAGCTACTGGAGGACTCCGAGCAGGCCGAAGAGTCGGCACGACTCTACGCGGAGTCGGAGGACTACAAGGCCGCGTGGAAGGCGCACGTTCTCTCCGAGGACCTGCTTAACCTCGCACGGAACTTCGATCCCGAACGGGCGTCGGCACCGCTGCACAGCGGCAAGCCTGATCTATGGGAAAACACTCTCCGCACGCTCGTGTCGGAGACTTTTCCGCTGGACGTAGCAGAGCACTCGCGGCTTTACGTATGGGAAGCGGAGGACAGCTAGCTATGACGACTACGCGCGACTACCAAACCCTTTGGGTGTGCATCGACTGCTACCTAACGCACCATGGCGTGCGCGAAGAGACCGAAGACCCACCAGACCGCGAACCGTTTGAGTCTCATCGACGGGCCAGGGGAACTGACAGCTGGTCTCATGGCCAATGAGCACGACTCCGAGTGCCCGAACATCACTAACGGGCAATGGACGGGTGAAGCCGATTGCGAGTGCGAACGGCTGACATTCAGCTGGCAGCGCTGCGAGGGTTGCGGTAGCACGCTCGGGGGCTCGCGCGAAGCCTTGACTTACTGGGACCCAAAGGAAGGGGACTAGCTATGCGAAACAAGATCACGGTAGCAACGGGACACTACACCGACAGCAATCGGATGCGCGTGCGTATCCGCACGGTAGTTGATTCCGAAGAGGCGGCCGACGAGTACCGCCAGCTGTGGCGACTCCGCGCGTCGGACGGGTTCGCCTACGTGCGCACCGATGACGTGTACGAGCCGAGCGACATTCCGAAGGTGTCGGACACGCACTTCTTTGACGCCGACTCCATACGGTTCTTTACGTCTCGCATCCTGTCGCACTGGCGCATCGTTGGCCATCGGCTCTACTTCACGACGAGCGAGCGTAGCGACTGGGACGACTACACACGCACCTATTCCGTGCGCGTATGGGACGCCGACAGCGACAGCATCGACACCATCGGAGACTTCGGCGAGCACAGTTCGGCTCGTGCAGCTGCGCGCGCCATGGACAAGGCTGCTAACAGCTACTCAGCTGAATTGGAAGAGGTCAAGGCATGAGAGTCGAAACCACGACACGCGACCTGTACCGACTCGATGAGCTAGATGACGAGACACAAGCCGAGGCAATCGACAATTACCGCGAGCTACGCGCGCAATGGTGGGACAGCTTCGACACTGACCGAATCCAAGAGACAATTAATCTACACACTCGCGGAAAGGCTCGCCGCGCCCGGTTGGGACACCTTCGGCGAAGGTGACTTCCCTGGCATCGACGGGCTGGAGGTCACGGAATGGGATGTTGACCGCCACACAATCGAAGTAGCCGGATACCTCACGCCGGAGACCGCGCCAGCTTTACCCTGGCCACCCAACGTGGTCCGCATGAACTTACGCAACCCCAACACTCACGGACGCTCACTCGCAGTCGAAACGGAATCGAGTACGTTCACCGTTTACGACGACGAAAGCGAGTGGGCACTAGATCGCAGAATCTTCGGCGCACTTGATGAGGCTCTACGTGACGCTATCCACGCGGGCGTAGCCGAGTACGAATACATGTACTCAGAGGACGCCCTACGTGAGGACATCGAGGCCAACGGGCGCGAGTTCCTGGCAGACGGACGGCTGGCCTGATGCCAACTAGAGCGAAAGCAACCGGAGCGACGTTGCGCGAATCGCGCCGGACGCTCGTAACGCGGGACGAGATCGAGCGAGTGGTGATCACACCACCGGAAGGTCATGGAGAGCTATGGAACGGCTCAGGCATCCGAGACCAGCGCTAGCTAAGTAGCTACGCAGCCACACAACACTGAAAGGGAACCGAACATGACCCAGACCCGCAACCAGAAGATCGACAAGCTCGTCCGCAAACTGTGGTATGCGCTGGACTGCCCACCGTCGTTGACCGAAGAGCTTGACAGCTACCTCGACCGACCGGTGGCGGATGACACGCTTACCGCTATTGACCCAGCTCCGCAGCTTACCGTGCGTGGTAAGGTGTGGTAACATTAGCTATACGACACCGAAGGGGAACCGAACATGAGCGAAGCTAAGCCGCTGGACGATCTGATCGAGACATACCACCGCGTCAAGGATGACGAGCAGGCGCGCGCCGAGAAGCTAGCCGAGCTTTACGACCTGGCCAACGAGAACGGCGATTGGTACACCGCCGACCAATACGCAGCCGATGCCGCAGATGGCCGACGCGAGGATCTTGACGCACTGCTCGGCGCGGTGGCCTATTACGTCCTAGCAGAGTAGCTACGCAGCTACTCAATCGAAGGGAACCGAACATGAGCACATGGGAGCAAGAACTCGTCAAGGCACGACTGGAATACCTACGCAGCGAGATTCGCGCCGAACGAATCAGCTGGGACGAGCTATACGAACTGCAATCGCTGGCCGACCACATCGACCCCGGCGACGTTGAGCTACTGGAGTGGGCAGGCGTCCCCGAGTTTCCAGAGGAAGAGGACTGAGACATGAGCTCAACTACCGACGAAATGCAGATGTACGCGAACATCGCGCGAGACAGCGCAACGGACGGAAGTCTGGATGAGTTCCGCATATACGCACTAGAAACCGCGCTACGCATGGCGTTGGAACGCTGGCCAGAGGTCGCGACCGACGACGCGGAAGGGGTGTCGGCAATTAGCGCGCTAGAGGTCAACACGGTCACGTCCTACGAGGGTGCCGTGTTCGAGCCTTGGACTAACGGCTGGGCGGTGGGCTTCAAGGTGACCGCACCGAACCTACCGCCACGGTACGTGTACCTCAATCCGAGCGGGGAGCAGGGACACCGGGGACGTGCGCGACTCCGACGTGTTTCTGTACCACGGCGAGAGCGGCCATCCGGCCTGGGACGACTACACCGTGTGCTACGTGAAGGTCTGGGAGGACACCGAGGGGATGACGGCATGAGCACGCGGTATTTCACACTGACCATCGACGCACCGGACGACAAGGAGGACGACTACGAGCTAACGGAAGGGTTCGAGGCACTGGCAGAGTCAGTCATGACAACGGCACACGGCACGGTGAAGATCGCCATTGCGGAGGATCGCGACGTGATCTTCACCAGCTACTCCGACGACGGCCCACCGGATCGCATCCGCGCGCATTGCGGCTGTGGTTACGAGATCGTCTGGACGGACGACGGTTGGCAGCATGACGCCGCGCCGTATCTGTGGGGCAACGATCACGAGCCAGACAACCCTGAGCCAGACCCTACGGACCCGAGGCGACTCTACTGGGAACGAGAGGACGGCTACACCGACGCTTCCCGCTCGTGAGCAGCCCACACGAGCACGTCAACCAACCCACGGAAGGGAGGTGCCAGGCCACGGCCGGCTAACGCCTCACGATGCCGCTTGCGATGGTTGCAGCTATGACACGCACCGCGCCGATTGGCCAAGTCAGTGAGGCTACCGCCTTGGCTGAGTGGCACGACATGTTCATCGACCGTGCTGGCCAGGGTGCATCCGGGCAGCTGGAGGTAGCACGTCGGATAGCTGGCGAGCACGGTAGCTCGATCCCTGCGTCCGGCGCGCGTGCTACCACGATTCCAGCTACCGCGATCGGAAGGACGCGGCACATGGAGATCACAGAAGGGGACACCGACGACACGAGCTTCGCAGCCGACACGAGCGCACTTCTTGGGGGCTCGCGGCATGAAGCTATCCAATCACCGAAGGGGAACGACATGAGAGACCTACGCATCCTGACAGCCGCGTACAACCTGCTGGGGGACGGCGCTGGCGAGGAATGGGACGGCAACCCCGAGTACAAGCGAGCAATCGTGGAGCTTGTCTCCGACCTGCTGGGCGTGCCCGAGGAAGGCCGACCGGAACTACTTGACCTGATCTACCGCGCAGGCCAGACGGCGCAGATTCGAGGGGGTAACTGGTGAACAAGCCAACGATCCGCAAGGGCGTGGCAAGTAGCTACGCCGGGCCTAACGAATCGATCTATGACTTCGGCGACGCCACATCCGGCGGCCTGATCAGCATCCGGCGCACGGACAACGGACTGATCGTAGAGCTCTACCGGATGGATGACGACGTGATCGTCCGCCACAGCGGACGGTGCGCCTCATTTCCCCGGTGACGCCATGAGTAAGGCCACTCTCATCGCGCTCGGCGCGCTCTGCTTCCTGACCGGGCACGTCGGCATCATCATGGTCGGCATGCTTCTCTTGAGTAGCGGACTGCTCATGCCGGCTGAGGACATCCGGCAACAGGTCCGCGACCTACATGCGGCTCAGGAAGCTCAACGGCTGGCCGAAGCTCAGGAAGCTGAACCGGCCGGGGCTCAGGAAGCTCAGGAGGCTCAAGCATGAGTGCCGACGTCAAGCTCATCCGACTAGACAAACCACACGCCTATGGCGTCTACCTCTCAGGCCAACACATCGGAATGGTCTACCGCACAGGCTCGCTCCCGTCCATGCAGCACTGGCGCACCGGCCGGTTTCCCGGCAAGAAGTTCCGGACCCGAGCCGAAGCCATCGCAGCAATGGTGCAAGACGTTCAGCTAGCTGGATTCCAGCTGCGAGCAGCTATCCAGCAGACGATCCAAGGCCAGGCATGACCCTCTACACGCCGAAGGCTGACGAGCTCCCACGCCTGGCACAGACGCTCGTGCGTCGAGCTCAGGCCGCGCAATGGCGCGTCAGGCTCGTGGCCACCGACGACGGTTCCGGTCGCATCCTGGTCTCGCTCAGGCAGGACGACCGGCACCTGATCGGACTGTGGCATCTCGGCAGCTTCTACAAGGGCTACGTGAGCGCGAGCGTAGCTCAGGGCTTCGGCCGGCTACTTCTCAAGGACCTGAACGCCGAACTGGCCCGCGACCCGCGACGTGAGTACGTCGAGGCGATGCAGCTGATCTCGGCCACTATGGGAGCTACGCAACCCTGGGAAGCCGTGCAGTCGTGAGCTACGGACGGACAGCCCAACAGGAGCTTGAGCTCACGGGCCGACAATTGCTCTCGCGCCATTACTACGGCGACGGCCGATGGGGTTGGCGCGGGCACCGGACACCGTATGAGCAAAGCATCTGGAAAAACTGGCGCATCGTGAAGCTCAGGCCGAAAGCCCTTACCTGGGCTAAGCCGTCCGGCCCGCTTGGTCGGAAGACTCACGCGATCCGCTACGCACTGACGGCTACACACTTGCCAACCGGCAGTGAGGTCCAACTGACGGTCTGGCAATGCGGTGGCACGGCCCACTCGGTGCCGCTCGGACAGTCACATCCGACTGTAGTCTGCGCCGGATGTCATGCCCGCCTCTCGGGTCAGACCGAGGTTGTCCTCACATGACCACCCCGGAGGACCGCGACCTCTGCATCCTGGTCAATGGACCCCGGCACCGTTGGGCGTACTACGCCGATGAGCTCGTGCGCAACGGCGAGCCGACGAGCCTGGCCCGCGGCTACCTGCCGACACAGGTCCGCGTCCAGCTGAAGGAGATGTGGCCGTTCGACACGTCGAAGTGGGCCGAGTACCGGTGCTGGGTCTGGCAAGCTGACACGCATGACGAAACGCCGGCCGAAGGACATCGGCACTGACGCCGAGAGGCCCGTAGCCCGCTACCTCGCGATGAACGGCTGGCCGTCCGCGGAAGCTCGCCGTACTCACGGCACGTTCGACCTCGGCGACATCACCGGCACGCCCGCGCTCGCATTCGAGGTGAAGGGCGGCCATCAGGCCGAACAAGCCTCCGACGCCGACATCCTCTCCTGGCTCAACGAAACCGAGGCCGAACGCTACAACGCGCACGCCGATATCGGAGTCCTGGTCTGGAAACGGAAGGGCAAGGGACCTTCATCGGTCGGCCAATGGTGGGCAGCCCTACCTGGCTGGGCATTCGTCAGGCTGGCCGTGGAGATGTCCGACCCGTCCCTCTCCTACCTCCCGCCGGTTCGGATGCTCTTCTCCGACGTTGTGAACCTGCTCCGAACGGCCGGCTACGGCGACCCGCTGGTCGACACCGTCCCCGAAGCTATGTAGCTACGCGGCTTTGGGCTACCGTTCGGCCATGGACTTCACCGCCGAAGAACGGCGACAGCTGGCCAAGAAGGGCCTGGCCCTGCCGGACGGTAGCTATCCGATCCGGAACAAGCGCGACCTCGCCCGCGCGATCCTGGCCTTCGGTCGGGCCAGCGACCCGGAGAAGGTCAAGCGCTGGATCATCAAGCGGGCCAAGGAGCTCGGCGGCACCAACCTGCTGCCCGAGGGCTGGGTCTAGATAGCTACGCAGCCTTCAGTTAAGCTGTCCTCCGGTGACCCGGTTACTGGTCACCACTCTCAGAGGACGAGAACCCCCGGAGCCTAGATCTCGCGGGGGTTCCGTTCTTTGCGGTAGATATTCGATCTCGAAGGGGAACTGATTGTGCCGAAGAGCAAAGCCGAACTGGCTGTCGCGGCCTACGTGCATGACTCACAGGTGGCCGCGTCCTGGCACCACTCGGTGCTCGGCGTCCTCCAGTACGACCTCATGGGGCCACGGAGCTTCGCCGGCTGGATAGCCCAGGAGTACGGCACGGACGGGCTCGTGGAGGCACGCAACCAGGCCGTCCGCACCTTCCTGGCCGAACACCGGGCCGACTGGCTGTGGTGGACCGACACCGACATGGGCTTCGCGCCGGACACCCTGGCCCGCCTCATGGCAGCGGCCGATCCGGTGAGACGACCCGTCATGGGCGCGCTGTGCTTCACCCGGCGCCACCAGGGTCCGGACGGGCTCAACGGCTCGGCCACCTACGCGGCACCCACCGTCTGGGACTGGGGCGAGCTCAACGGCAAACACGGCTTCATGGTCCGCTGGGACTACGAACAGGACACCTTGACCAGGGTGGACGGCACCGGCTCGGCATGCATCCTGATCCACCGCTCGGTCTTCACCAGAATGACCAGGACGAGGAAGGCCGAACCCTACGACCGAATCGTGAACCCCGAGACCGGCGAACTGGTGAGCGAGGACCTGTCCTTCTGCATGCGTGCCCGAAGGCTCAACATCCCGGTCCATGTGCACACCGGAATCCGGTGCAGCCACCTGAAGCAGATCTGGCTGACCGAGGAGAACTACGTCACCGAGCGGACGGCCCACACCGTCATGAAGCCAGCCCGATAACTAAAGGATGTGCCCCAAACCTTGAATGATGGACGGCTCATTCAAGGTTCAGATCCTGTGCAGAACGTGCATCATGATCATGAGCCAGGCGTAGCCATGGCCGAAGACCATAGTGGCGACCCACATGAGCCGCTGTTCCCAAGTCATCCGAGGGGCCTCCAGTTGTTCCAGTCACCTCAGGCCGGCAGGATGATCACCACGTGGCCTTTACCGGCGCGAGCGTCCAGGTGGGTCTGGTCGGTTCGAACGCACGTCCCGCTCCGGCTGATGATGCATTCTTCCGGATACAGAACGACCGGCACCTCCTCCCCAGGACCGGATATATACCCGCCGGAACTCACTTCGCGTGCTTGTCGTGCTGGCGAATCAGCTTCAGCACCCGCTTGTTCGCCGCCCGGTAGACCTTCTCGCTGGTCCCCTTCTCGGCCCGGTCACGCATGACCACGGCCCGCCCGAGCTGGGTCTTCGGTGTCTTCGTCTTCGCCGGCTTGCTCACGGCTTCACTTCCCCTTCTTGGATTCCGCGGCCTTCTTGTTGACCGCCCGTAGCGCGGCACGGGCCTGCATCTCGCGAGCTCGTGCCTGCGCTGCCTCGTGCATCGCCTGTACCAACTGCTGGCGGGCGGCTTCCTTGTCGTCGCTCATACCCCTTCATTTCCCGTTCCTGGCCCGGCGCTCGGCCGCCAACACGTCGTGGAGCAGGAACCTGCTCCGGTCCCCACGCCCCTTGCCGCCCTGCCTGCTGACCGGCAGCCAGCCCTTGCTCACCCACCCGCGCAGCGTCCGAACCGACCGGTGAACCATGGTGGCCGCCTGGTCGATGTCCAGGACCGTGGAGTGACTCTTAGGCATGGGTCAGGTTCTCCTGTTCCCAGGCGAGGACGTGGACGAGACGATCATATTCGTTGGCCTGCCAGCTGACACCGCAGAACGAGCAACGGACCTGATCCTGCCCGTCATGGCGGATGAGCCCGAGCGTGTCGCAGTTCGGGCACGGTGCCGGAAGGTGATGCACGAGGGCCTCGGCCCGCAACGCGACCAGGCTCCGGCGCTCCAGAGCCAGCATCTCGCGGCCGTATACCTCGACGTGGACCGGATGGGCCATGAAGCGGTGATGGTGACCCCAGACCGTCGAGTGGGCCTGGGCGAAGGTACAGCGCCTCTGCCGGCCGCCCTGGTTACCGGTGACCGCGATGTGCGCCCAGGACCGGACACTGGATTCGATCTCGCGGGCCAGGTCGAAGATGAACGTCCGGTTAGGCGGCGAGGACTGAGGCGCCAGACGTGAGGTCTTCACCCCGTCACCGATCCTGGCCGGCCCGGTGGAGGAATAGAGACCCTGCCGGTATCTCGGCAACTTCAGCACGGCATTGCCGACCTTTACAGAGCACGTGGTGCAGACAAGCACCGTGACCTCCGTGTCCTTACCGCACCGGATGCACGGATGGGTCAGCTTCGCCACGCCGATCATCCTATCGGCCTGATCGTGGTGACGTGAACACCTAACGAACATCGGCTCGGCGACCAATTGAATCAGTCGTGGTGACGGAATGAATCTGTCTATCAATTGGCCATCAAATGACGCCCCGAGAGCGCGGCGTCTATCAGGCCGCCCGAACCGCGGCGGCCATGGACTAGGCTGCAACGCCGCTTCGGAAAGGCTTACGGCACTCCCAAAACGTAACGATTTGACAACAAGCCATGCAGCAGTGTACGATCCGACGTAAGGAGGGTAACGGTACTTAAGTTTACCTTAGTTAATCTAATGAAACTTCACTTAGGTTAACTTAATGAAACCTAATTAAAGTTAACTTAAGTGCTACAGCATGCTCTAATTCACAAAGAGCCACTTGCCATTCCATTTGACGGAGGCCCCTCCCAAATGGCGAACCCCTTATAAACACTGGGCTAGAGGCCCCTGAAACAGGCCCGTTTGCCCAAATACCCATTAGAGCAAGGCACGCGGCCATTTTGGCAAGTGGGAACCACGATCGGCTCACGGCTCATTTCCCACTTGCCACTGGCAAATGGGCAAGTGAGGTGGACAGATGGGTTGACCTCTCCGGGGCTTGCGCTCGGCCGATCCAGTGGTAAGGTTGCAGACTGTTGCCAGGTGACCTTCCTAGGGGTCGACAGCCTGGTGCGGCTAGGAGTGGGTGCCGTAGCCCGTCCTGAACGTGGTTCCTGGAACCCACCCACGGATCACTCGGGACGGGCCAACACAACGACGACGAAGGGGAAACCTGATGGGACTGTTCAAGCCGGCGCCGGCCATCGACGCCGACCGCACCGCCAAGCTGCTCAAGGCCACCGAGGAAACGGTCACCGAGTTGGCCGAGCTCCGTGCCGAGATCAAGGCACTGCGCGAGGAGCGGGATGCCACCGTTGAGCGTGACCGCCTCAAGCGCGAGGTCACCGACCTGAAGATCGAGAAGGACCGCCTGGTCGAGACGAACAAGCGCGACCAGCGCGAGACCGAGCACAAGGTGGGCCTGCTCATCGAACGCCAGGCCGAAGACCTCGCCGCGGCCAAGCGCGAGACCGAGCTGGCCGTCCGCGAGGAGAACCTGGCGGCGGACAAGGCCCGCTTCGGCGATCAGGTGAAGTTCGAGCGCGAGCACACTCAGCGTGAGATCGACCGCGTCGAAGCCATCCTCGGTGAGGTCCTCAAGCGGCTTCCCGACGTCAGCGCGGCACTGCGGATCAACGGCGGTCAGACCGACCCGGAGGAGTGATGATGCCCCTTCGCACCGTCTACCGCTACGAGGTCCCGATCGACGACAAGCCGCACCGCATCCAACTTTCGAGCTCCTGCCTCCCGATAGCGGTCGCCGCCGTTACTCTCGACGGCAGTGCTACTTCATGGATCGTGGAGTTCTGGGCCGAGCACAACGACGCCGAACCGCTGGTCGATCACGTCTTCCAGGTGTTCGGGACCGGTCATCCGGTGCCTGCCGGCGCCCGCTGGCGGGGCACCTGCCCCCGGTTGTTCGGGCTCGTCTGGCATCTGTACGAGATCGAGGGCTGACCATGACCTGGGCGACCACGACCGGAACCATCATGACAACGGCCAACATCACGACGTTCCCCGACTACGGCTCAGGGGGAATGATCATGCACGTCAACCCACCAGCCGGACCGAAAACGGCACTGGACAAGCTCAACGACCTGATCGAGACGACGTGCCTGACCGGACGGAAGGCGCTCCGATGACCAAGACCACCGAACGCACCGACACGAACCTGACGACCAACGGAAAGGCCGTCACTGTGACTGCCCGGACCCGAACCCGCCGAACCCGCACCTCACCGGGTCCCGACCCAGGACACCGACCGTCAGGAGGCGGCATCCAATGAAAGAGCTTACCAAGCGCGAGAAGCAGATCCTGGCCGCTGAAGCGGCATACGAACAGCGCATACAGACCGCGCGACTGCCCCGCACCGATCCGGCACGCGAGACGTACCCGGTGGCTGTAAAGGCCGCACTGGCCGCCTATGACGCGGTGTTGAAGTCGTGACTGCCCGCACACGCCGAACCACGCTGAAAACGTCGGCCGTCACGGTCAGCGACGAACAGCAGCGCGACGAATTCTGGGACCTCGCCCGCAAGGCGGCCATGGCTCTACCGGAGACCACGCCGGGCACATTCCCGGTGATGGACCACCAACTGTCCTGCTGGTTTGAGGCGGTGGAGGCGGTGCGGGACATGCCGCCGCTGCTCACCGCCGGCCCCGCCCGCATCGAAGCCGGCGAGTCGTGACCGAGATGAACACTCCTGCCAAGGACCTGGCGCGGTTCGCCGCTCACAAGGCCAGTGGCGATAAGGGCGCCTGCCCTGGCTGTGGCGAGGAGTGGAAGCTGGTCGGCCCCAATGTCCAGACGCGGTCGCACTCCAAGGGCTGCGGCTATCAGGCGTGGCTCAAGGAGCAGTCGTCATGAGGGTCAAGCTGTGCGGTCACGTCACCGCCGAACACCCCGACAGTGTCGACGTCTGCGTCCGGCCCAAGGGACACCCGGGCAAGCACGTAGCCGGGTGGCGGTTCCCCCGTGAGGTCCTCACCCGCACCTACGTCAAGATTGACGTCACCGCGGATGAGGCCGCGTCGTGACTCCGGTCGAGGTCGTCGTCATCCTCGTCGCGATGGGCACTGTCGGCTTCGTGTGGCTCGCCTACGAGATCCGGGGCATCGCCAACCTCGACCACATTCCGAATCGGCATCGGTGGACCGAAGAGGATGACACCGCGCTTGAGGACCTGTTACGGAGCAACCAGTGACCCCGGAAACGGATCTGACGGGCTGGTACCGCATGTTCCGCCACATCGGCTTTCCCCCGATGAAGGCGGCCGAGAAGGTTGTCGACAAGTTCGCCCGCGACATCGCCGATCTGTTGGTCGAATCCCCCCACTGGCGCAGGCATTTGTCATCGGGTGAGCGCCCTTACTGGGCGCATGTCGAACATCTGCGTGCCCGGTACCAGTTGGCGAAGGAATGGGAGTTGCAGGCCGAAGCCCTGGCTGAGCGTCAACACGCCCGCCGTATGGCCGAGCTCACCGCGACCGTGCGACCGATCCTTCGGTCGGTCAAATGAAGACTAAGAGACGGCACGTCGAGTCGATCTGTCGTGGCTGCGGCAAGCGGTGGGCAACCCGCCGCACGCGGACGCTCTGCCAGGCGTGTGATGACGGCAGCCGCATTGTCGGCAACGATGGGTCACTCTATGTGGGCACTCCGTTCGAGCCGGTCCGGATCATGTCCGCAGGGGAACAGTGACCGCCGACCGATACCCGCCGAAGCACCTCGCGCCGCCATGGGAGCCGGGCTGGGGTGAACAGTACGGCGGGCTGAGGGAGGACCAGTTCGTCGACTTCTGGCGGAACCTACAAGACGTGGCGGGGTCACGAGTTATGCCGCATCAGACAGCCCGTGACTCCGTCCACCAACTCCACGTACAGGACGTCACCGAGCAGGAGGGGACATGACCAGGGACCCTGTCGAGCTTCCGCTCGATGACCACGCACAGCTGGTTTACGACTACGTCCAGGTGTGCGCCGACCTTGATGAGCTGAACGCACGCAAGGAGGAACTTCGCGAGCAGCTCATCCCCTTGATCAAGGACGGCGACGTGATCACGGTCGGCGGTCAGCCGTTGCTGCGCCACTCCTGGAGCAACGGCTCGGAACGTGTGAACAGCCAGTGGCTGCGTAAGACCTGGCCGGACATCTACGCCGCCTCGCTCCAGCTCACGGCCGGCGGGCACCGGGTGAGCGTGGTTGTGGCAAAGCCATGACCGACATTCCCTACCGGGTGGTTGACGAATGGGTGGCCATCGCCTGGAAGGCCGTGCAGACACTTCTCTACATCGACCCCGACTACACGACGGTGTACGAGGAGACCAAGGTTGCCGTGGAGAAGGTTGCCCCGCTGGTCGCTGACTACGTCAAGAACCAGATAGCCGACGCACTGGCCAATGCACCGCTACGGCAAGTTGAGTATCGCCAGCGCGTCGGCGAACAGGCAAACGGTGTGTACGGCGACGCTATCCTGCACGCGGCTGATTTCATTCGTGGATGGTCACCGTGATCATCAACTACCTCAAGACACCAGCGGTCACGGCCAGCGAGGAACAGCAACGCGACGAGTTCTACGAAGCATTGCGCGCCGAGTTCGAGCGACGACTGACGGTGGACAGCCTCACGCGGGATGCCCGCCGCAAGGACTTCAACCAGGCCATCTTCGCCCCGGCCGATCTCGGTGGTTGGCCGGTCTTCACAAAGACGACGCTGGACATGGTGCTCGACAAGTTCGACAAGGCGCTCCTGGCAGTGAGCCCGTGAACGCAATGGAGCTGGCGATCAAGAAGATCGTCCAGCATCTCGATGAGCACAACGGCTGCGACGAGACCGAACAGGGCTTGCGCATTCTGAAGATCGGTGAGGAGTTCGGTGAGGCTGCCGCCGCGTGGATCGGCTACGTCGGCCAGAACCCGCGTAAAGGAGTTACTGCCGAGCTCTCGGATGTCGGGCACGAGCTGGCCGATATTGCGGTGACCACGCTGGTCGCACTCGCCTCGCTCGGGTTCGATCCGGTTGCCTCACTGGAAGAGAAGCTGGACTACGTCTGTGAAAGGGTCGGCTTGTGACTCTTCCACCACCGCCGCCGCCTCAGCCTCCCCCTGAGGTCGGCATGGCCGACATCGTGCTGGCCGAGTGGGTGCGTGAGCACATGGTGGCCGCGAGCCTGTCCCATGCCCGCTCGGTGCAGCGTGAACTCGGCCCGTCCGACCTCGGTCATCCGTGTGACCGCAAGCTGGTCTACGCGCTACGCGGGACGCCTCCGGTGAACCTGCCCGACCCGATGAAGACGACCGAGGGCCACGGCATCCACTACTACATGGCCGAATACTTCCGGACGCTTCCCGGTGGCCGTTATCTGGTCGAATTCCCGGTGACCTACCGCGGTGTGCGCGGCTCGATCGACCTGTTCGACCGCTACAAGAAGAGGATCATCGACTGGAAGTCCACCCAGCGTTCCGACCTAGTGCGCCGCTATCGCCGGGAAGGGCTGCCACAGGGTTACCTGACTCAGATCTCGATCTACGTCGAGGGTCTGCGTGCGGCCGGTGAGGATGTCCAGGATTGCGCTCTGGTCTTCATCCCGAGGGGCGCGAAGGACATGGCCGACGTGAGCGCCTTCGTCGTGCAGCCTGATTCCGAGCGGGCCAACACCGCGCTGGACCGCTACGAGAACCTGTCACTGGTGGCCCGCGGTGAGGCCGAGGCCGCCGCCATCCACGACGACGTCGGGCATCTCTGCCCGTACTGCCCGTGGTACCGACCGGGCTTCCCCACGACCGAGAGCGGCTGCGCCGCCGGGAAGGTGCAAGGACGATGACCGTCGAGCAGGACGGAATCGAGTGGTCGCACCGACATGGGACGCGCTGGTGGGCTAACTGGCCGCGCTGGGTCGGCCGGTGCAAGGTCTGCCGGTACCGGACGCTGCCGTTCCTGGACACGACCCATGCCGAAGAGGCGCTCGACCGGCACATGGAGAAGAAGCACTATGGATGACCCGCGTTCATATAACGGCGCTAACCAACGGCTTGGTAATGCCGAGTATTGGCTCGCTCGGGCTAGGGAAAAGCGGCCTGTGGATCAAGGCGAGGTTGACAAGTGGCAGCGCCGAGTGGACGTCTGGCGCCAAGAGGTAGAAACCATAACCAGGGTCCTGGAAGGGAAGGTCTGATAGTGGGTGACGCGCGTGCACTGAAGCTGGCCGAAGCCATGGCCAAGGCAGACGCTCCGGCTGGCGAGGGCATCTACGCCAAGTGCCCGTCTATCTACACCAGTAAGGCCGAGCTGGCGCTGGCGTGCATCTACGCCAACCCGAAGTCCTACGGCCTTCGCGCCGATCTCGGCACCACGTCCGAGGTCGAGACGTGGGAGCCGTCGAGAAGCGCGGTCGGGCCGAACGTTTAGGTTGCCATCAGTGGCAACGTGTGGCAAGCTCTGGAGCGCTGGCCACCGTGCTCACGGAGGGCTAGGCTGACCAGGCCCCCCAGCCGTTTCACCATTCGCCTGCTGTTCGGCTGGGGGGCGCAGTAATGAAGGGGAGCTGCATGAACCGTAGGAGTGCCACCGTCTTCCTCGCCGTCGAGGAGTCGCATCCGCATTTCCAGGAATCGGGTCCGGACCGGTACGTCGTCCAGCTCGGTGCCGATGGGGGCACCTTCGGCATGCCTGATCTGCCGGACGGACTGATCGGGGCGACCTTGATCTTCGACTTCGAGGGCTGCAACCCTCGACTCAAGCGTGGCGACGTGATCGCCATAACGGGAGACTTCCTCCCGGCCGAGCAAGAAGGAAAGACCGACAGAAGGGAAGACGCATGACCCTCCCAGCACCTCCGAGCATGGCCAGCTTCCGGCCTACGGCCAACACCAAGGAGCTGATCGCACTCCGTGCTCTCCGTACCGGCGAGTTCGCTCGCCAAGGTGAGGCTCCGGCCTTCGCCGTCTGGCTCGACGTGTGGGTGCTCAGCGGCCCCGAGGCGGGCAAGTTCTTCGGCGAGTCGGTGAACACGTCACGGCTCGGCCGTCAGTTCGGTCAGGTCGCCGGCAACGGTCAGATCTACTACGGCCGGGTCACTCCGGAGCCCAGCGGCAACGGCATCAGCTACATCCTGGGTGAGCCTCAGCCGGGCGACCAGTCCGTGATCGACCTGTTCAAGGCCGCCATCGCCGCGGACCCGTTCCTGGGTAGCGCCGGGACGTTCTCCCTGCGGCCCGGAGTGGCCCCTCAGGCCACTACCCCGCCTCCTGCTGCCGCTCCGGTCGATCCGTTGACCCAGCAGCCCGCTCAGGGCCAGCAGGCGGCTATTCCGCCGACCGGGGGCTACGCGGCACCGCCGCTGAACGACGCACCGCCGTTCTAGGTCCGGAATCGTCCTGACGCCCGGGCGGCTTGCCGTCGTGTATCCACTCTCGGAGGCATAGGGGACCGCCCGGACGTAAGGACAGCGGGGCCGGAGGATTAGTGCGTGGTCCTCCGGCCCCGCTCTCGTCAGTAAGCGAAGTCAACCCTGCTACGGGGAAGGGGTCGGTGGGTGAGCCGTGCGGAAGAGTTCGCCGAGCGCGTTCAGGTAGTCAAGCGTTCACGCACCGGATGGATGGCGCTGTGCCCCGCGCATGACGACAGCCGCCCCTCGCTCAGTATCAGTGAGGGCCGCGACGGCAGGGTGCTTCTGCACTGCCATGCCGGGTGCTCTGTCCACGACATCCTGGCCGCGCTGGAAATCCCGATGTCGACCCTGTTCGGCGAGCCGCACGTCGTGGCCGAATACGCCTACCACGGCCCGGACGGCGACGTGCGCTACGTGGTCGAGCGATGGGAGCCGAAGGACTTCCGCATCCGCCAGCCGGACGGTCGGCGCCAGGCGCCACCGACCGAGGCCATGGTGCTCTACAACCTGGCCGGTATCGCTGTGGCACGCGAGAACGGATGGCCGGTCGTCCTGGTCGAGGGCGAGAGGGACGTGGAGACCCTCCGTGCCAACGGCATTGTGGCCACCACCGCACAAGGGGGTGCCGCGAAGGAGTGGCTGCCGCAGTACGGCGAGGCGCTCCGTGACCTCGACGTGGTCATCGTCGCCGATGCCGACAAGGCCGGCCGCAAGCTGGCCAAGCGGGTCCGTGACGCCTTGGAGGGTGCGGCGAACAAGGTCACCTTGATGGAGCCGGGCAGGGCCGGCTGCAAGGACGTCACGGACCTGTACGAGGCCGGTGGGTCGCTGCGTGACCTGAAGCCGATGAGCGAAGTGTTGGGGCTGACGACGATGGCGAAGGACTACCGACCGGAGAAGGTCCAGTGGTTGTGGGACCGGAGGATTCCGGTCGGGATGCTCACCCTCCTGGAGGGTGATCCGGGGACCGGGAAATCGACCTTGATCATCGACCTGATCGGGCGCCTCACCACGGGCCGCCCGCTGCCGGGTCACGAGATCGGCGGCGAACCGGTGACGGTGGCGATGCTGTCCGAGGAGGACCATTGGCCCGCGGTCGTGGTGCCACGTCTGATTGCGGCGGGCGCGGATCTCGGTCGGGTGATCCGCATGCAGGGTGTGCCGACCAAGGATGGCCTGGTGCCTTACTCGTTGTCGGAGCTGCCCACGTTGCGCAATGACCTTCAAGTACACGGAGCGTCGGTGCTGGTGATCGATCCGATCATGGCCTATCTCGGCGGCACGGACGTCAATTCCTACTCCGACCATCACGTCCGGATGATTCTCGGGCCGATGTCCTCGATGGCCGAGGAGGACGACCTGACGGTGATCGCGGTTCGTCACTTCACGAAATCCGACAGTGGCCGAGCCATCCACAAGGGCGGTGGCTCGATCGGCTTCATAGGCCAGGCCCGGTCAGTGCTCCAGACCGGCCGCCATCCCGAGGCCGAGGAGATGGAGGACCGCTACTGCCTGGCGGTGGCGAAGAACAACCTCACGGCGCGTGCGACGACGCTGGGCTACAAGATGGTCGCCGCCTCGCCCACTGCCGTTCCGCACATCGAGTTCGAGACCCTTCCCGTGCCGCACAGCGCGGACAGCTTGCTCAAGCACGACCCGATGGCCCGCTCGCAGGAGCGTGCCTTCCTGCGCGAGATCATCGAGGCGAGCTCATCGAAGCTGCTGCGCTGGGCCGAGATCGTAAAGCTGGGCAACGAGGCGGGGTTCAAGGAGCACACGCTGCGCAATGCCCGCGACGGCTTCCTCTACAAGATCAACCCTCCTGGCGGCAGCGGCGCCAGGGACACCATGTGGGGCCTGCATCCGCAAGGGCAGGGACACTACGTCTTCGGAGATGTGGCCGACAACGTCATCAAGTTCCCCGACCGCGCCGGTGAGGAAGGCGAACCTCGTGGTAAGGTGGCACAGCAAATCGATACGACGAGCACCGAGTGCGCGATCTGCGGCCGGACGGCGTTGACCGTGGACGCCGTGAACGGGGCTCGGTGCGCGGAACACAACCCGGACGTCTGGAAGGGAAACTGACGATAACGTGGTACACCGGGTGGTCCGGGTCAACGGAGGATCGCTGGTGGCAAAGTCAACTACCAGTGACAGCCCGGACCACCTGAACCTCATTCAGAAGGGGAGCGCATGGAGAATACAGCGGTCATTGTTCCGGTCCTGGGCCGGCCGGATAACGCGGCTCCGTTCATGGACAGCTTCGATTCCTCCGGTGCGGCTGAGACGGCCACCGTCTACGCCGTGGCCGACGAGGAGGACGACGCCACCGCCAACGCCTGGTCCGACGCAGGCGCCGAGGTCCTCAATTTCCCGTCGCAACATCGAGGCGGGGCGGGCACATTCGCCGAGAAGGTCAACTTCGGCTACGAGAACACCGAGGAGCCCTGGCTGTTCCTTACCGGTGACGACGTGAAGTTCTATCGGGATTGGCTCGACTACGCACAGGCCGCGACACGCGCCGGCTACGACGTCATCGGCACCAACGACATGCACAACTCCCGTGTGGTGACCGGCGAGCACGCCACCCACATGCTGGTCCGTCGCTCCTACGTGGACGAGCGGGGCGCGTCCTGGGACGGTCCCGGTGTCGTCGCCCACGAGGGGTACGGGCACTGGTACGTGGACGACGAGATCGTGACTGTGGCCAAGCAGCGGCGCACGTTCATATCGGTGAGGGTCTCGCTGGTGGAGCATCTCCATCCGGCATGGAGCCTCGCCAAGGACGACGCCGTCTACCGACTCGGAGAGTCACGTGTCGACGCCGACGCGAAGTTGTGGAACGAGCGACGCGAGAAGTACTCGTGACCGCACGGCAGCATCCGTCAACACCGCAGTGTCCTATCTGCGGCGCCTTCATACACCGCGCGCAACGCGGCAGATGTGAACGATGCGGAACCGAGTGGGACAACGGACGGGCAGCATGACCGCGCTGACGGTACCGGCGGTAGCACCCGAGCCGTTTCCCGCACTTCGTAGTGGACGACTGGTGGAATCCGCACCTCCTACGTGTCGTGCGTGACGAGTTCCCCGACCCCGCCCTTCCGGGGTGGCGGTCCTACGCGGACGGAAACGAGCGCAAACTGGAGGGACCGCGCGCACTGTGGGGTCCGGGCACCCATGTGCTGTTCGATGAGATCAAGTCCCGCGGGCCGATCCTGGAAGAGGTCTTCGGTATCGGCAACCTGTCGATGGAGACGGTCGGCGGTGGGTACCACCTAATCGAGCCGGGCGGCTACCTGAACATCCACACCGACTTCTCCCGCTCGCCGGACACCCAGCGGTACCGCCGGCTGAACCTGCTCATCTACCTGAACCAGGACTGGCAGGACGACGGCGGTCATCTTGAGCTGTGGAACGGCGCCGGCAAGGTGGTCGACGTAGCGCCGGAGTTCAACCGGACCGTCGTGTTCGAGACCTCCGACCACTCTTGGCACGGACATCCGCATGCGACGCATCGAGCCCGTCGCTCGATCGCCGCCTACTTCTACACCGAGGACCCGCCGGCCGGATATTCCGCCGACCAGTCCACCGTCTGGCATCAGTAGGAAGGGGAACCAGGATGATCGCAACGATGTCGGAAGAGGCAGTCGCGCCCGGTGTCCAGTTCGTCGTCAAGGACAGCCACGGTCAGGTGATCTACGCCGTGCAGATGGACACGACCTACTGGGCCGCGCTCGGCAAGCCGCGTCATCTTCGTGTCGAGCTCTACATGAATGGTCCGGCAACGACCGGAGAGATGATCGAGGTGACCACCTATGCCGACCTCGCTGCCGGCGAGCGACAGTTCGTACAGGTGACCCATCGTGAAGTGGTGAACCCGTGAACCTGCCGTCCGCCTACCTATCCCGGTCCGATCCTCTTGCCTCTGATCTTGCCGCCGTGCTGTAGACGGTAGAGATCCGATCCGGTGTGCTGGTGGAAGACCTCGAAGTGCCATTTGCTCGTGGTGGCGTCGAGCTCATGTCCGCTGAGGTACTTGGACAGAAGCCGGTGCAGCGTGGTCCAGGGGTGCGGTGAGCCTGCCCACTTGGCCAGGCCGGGGCCGGCAGTCCAGTAGAGATGTAAACGCTCGGTATCAATGGGATGCCGAGCCTTACCGCCGGTCTGGACCATGGCACCTCCGTGGCAAAGTGTGGTAAGTGAGTCACTGCAGGCGGGGTGAGGGGAACGCCGTGTTACTTGACATCGATGTGGTAACGTGTGGTAAGCTGGACAGCAAGGACGGACAGAAGGGGAACCAGGACATGACCGTCAGCCTGATGAGCTACACCCAGGAGACGACACTGCACGGCCGGAGAGTGCTGCGCGGGGCAGAGTTGAGCGTGACGGGAATCCGTGGTCGGGCTCGCTTCCTGTGCGAGGTCACCACGCCGGACGGCAAGGTCTGGTGGGACATCATCACCGCCGACGAGCGTGCGCGCTCGATCCGGCCCGACAGGGTCAAGACCGTCCACCGCGAGGTGGTCAGCGAAAGGAAGATCCGATGAACACGAAGACCGACGAGATTTCCACCGCAGAGGCCGCAAGATCGCGGGCATCACGCCGCAACGCTTCGCCGCTACAGCTCCGACGCGGGAGGTCGTGGTCCCTACGCCCCCGGCCGGTCCGGGTCGGAATGTACTCGCGGCGCCAGATCAAGCACTGGCTGGCCAACCGACCGCAGAGGCGCACGAGGGTGACGTTCACCGGGCGCGCCGAGGACACGGGGGTGTCCTGCCCCCAGTGCGAACGGATGGTGATCTTCCAGAACGGAAGCTACGCTGTGCCGGCCTGGCGACCCTGAGCTGCACGTGGGTGCTCCCGTACAGCGGTTGGCGCAAAGGGCTCGGAGAACGCCAAGATGCCCTGGCGTGCTATCAGGGCCTGCTGAGGACCAGGGAAGCCGAACCCACCCGATCTACCTGAAAAATGCTGGAGAGAGAGGCTGAAGACGGTGGCTGACGACGAACGCACCGAGAAACTAGCCCGCGCCATGGCTCAAGCATGGGACGACGGCCGAGGGACCGACAACGTAGACCACTCTTACGCAGAGTTCGCTCTCGCTGCTATCGACGCGACCGGAAACCTACGGCTACCACAAGACCCAAACCATTCCAGCAGATGCCAGCGGATCGTCTCCGTAGCCGAATCACAACCTGGCGCCCGACATGACCGCCAGTGCTTAGCACCGAGGGGCGTTACGTCCCCTGGTCGTTCGGTGAAGTCTTCACCTGTACGACGTGCGGTCGACGAGTACGTCAATCGCATCTGATCCAACCGTTGCGCGGCAGAGGCGATACCGCCGTCTTACCGATCCAGCGCACGAGAAAAAGGCGTGCGAACATGACCGACGACGAACGCATCGTGAAACGAACCGGCGCCTGGCGGGCGTTATCCGCATTCAAGAGGGCTGGAACCGTGAGTATGCAGGCATCTTGGAATCGGTACACCAAGAGGCCGCGCAGAAACTGGCTGCGCGGACCTCGCTGCTATCGACACCGACCCCGAAACCTACGGCTACCAGCGGATGCCCGTGCCGTTCGATGTGCCGGGCCAGGTCTGCCAATGACCGACGACGAACGCATCGAGAAACTAGCCCGCGCCATGTTCGACAACGCAGGCGGTATTGACCGTGCCTCGACCTCGACCAAATGGTGGGTCGCGAACCATCCGGTCGAATTCGTCGCGCCGCCGTGCGCTCACTGCTCTCGACGGCCGACCCGGCAGCCTACGGATACGCGCGCATCCTGCTAGACCGCGATGGCCGAATGGGTCGACGGATACCGGAGCACCGACTATGACCGACCGCCTCTACGTTGGCTACCCTTGCCGCCACCCTCACCGCCGCCGCCGCAGCCCTCACCCTCGCGCCCTCCTATGGCGGTGGGCCGGCAACACACGCGACCTCACCAGCCTCACACGGGACGGAGACGAACAATGACCGAGACGAAAGAGCAGGACGCGCACCGGAAACCGTCGTTATCGGTCCGGATGCTTCGCTGCGTCGCGTGACGGTACTCAACTGGCGCGGCATCAACTACGTACAGCAGGATGCCTGCAGCCGAGGTTGCCGGTTGACCGCCCAGCGCGATGCGGCAGTCCGCGATTTCAGGCGCTCATTGAGATCATCAACAACCGCCCTGACCTGCTCGCTCGCGACGCTGACCTGACGCTGACCGAGGGCGCGATCATCACGGGCGCCGCATCGTTGACGAACGCAACGCCGAGGTTGCCCGGTTGACCGCCGAAAACGACAACTACGCGCCGAACGAGCACTACAAGCTGAACGGCGTACTGGGAAGGCGAATACGACGACGTTAGCCAGAGATACGAGTCTGAGCGTGCCAAGGTGCAACGTCCGCCGAACCTCCCCGTATGGCTCGACGGCATGGGAACGCCTGCCTATACGTCGAGGATGTGCTCGCTGCTATCGGGGACGGGGACGAAACATGACCGCCGTCGTTGTTCGCCCCTCGCAGCCGCCGGCGCCACCGCGTTGCATGAGTTCCGTTGGGTGTGTAGGGACCACGATCGACGGCGAGTAGGCAGGTGGACGACCTCCAAGAGCAGGCACAAACGGCGCCACCATCCATAACGCCAAGGAGCACCCGTGACACTGGACAGAGACAACAATGATCCACGGACCGATGGCGCTCGCAGCACTCGACGCCGAACCGATGTGGTGCTCGACCGTGTCTGTGAGAGCGTGGCGGCACATACCGCAGAGCACTCGGAGGCGGCTGGTACCCGCTGGCCTCGACCGCGTGTTCACCTGGAAAGAAGTCGTCGGGAGGATCGGCGCGGAGACGCCTTGTGGGTCATCTTGCCGACTTCGGGACTGGACGGAGACCAACTATGACCAGTGGACGGATTACCCAGGCGACCTCGCGACTTGGCTGTCACATGCACCGGTGCGGGAAGGAAACTGAGCGCCTATTCGCTGAGTTGCCCGGTTGACCGCCGAGCTAGCACAAACGCGGCTTCGTCACGCGAGCTAGAGACCATCGCCAAGGCGGAGCGGACGCGCTCGCCGCCGAGAACCACAACCTGAGCAGCCACTATGAGGCATTCCGCGTGAACTGCGCGCTGAGCGTGCCAAGGTGCAAGCCTAACGGACGTGTTGATCGCGTTCGCGCTATCCAAAAGGCCGGTTACGACATGCCGCACCGTGAAGTCATGGCGTGGATTGAGGATGCGCTCGCCCCCATGTCGCGGCTCGCTGCTATCGGGGACGGAGACAACACATGACTTACCTCGCCGCCGAATGCCACGAGGAAGTCTCACGCAAAGGCGAGCTACAAGCCGTGCGATAACCAGGCCGTGGCGCTGAAGGCTGACCCGGAAGGCGACTATCCGGTGTGCTCCTTCCACGCCGTGGCCCGATGGTGCCGCTGCTCGTGGGCGCTGCCTACGTCGCCAACCAGATAGCCGACACCATCCCACCGCTGGCAGCAAAATGCGGCGCGCCGGACTACACGGGCTACGCGGAAGGGTTCGGCGACGCACTGGACTTCGCCGAGCAGCCGCCGCGGGTGGTCACCGTGAGCACCGACCCGGCCGCCACACTCCACGACCTCGCCGACTACTACCGGCGGCTAGCCGAGGTAACACCGCTCGGCGGAGAGCGTCAATGCTGTTCGCCCTGGCTGAGCACGTCGAAGGCGCAGCCAACGCTACAAACTCGCGGCGGCATGGCGCGGCAAAGATCTCATAGACGGCTGCCACTGCCCTACTGTGCCGACACCAGCGAGCTACTGGCTGTCGCCGATGCCGCCGGAATCACATCCGAAAGGCAGGGAACCGTATGAGCGTCCTCGAACCCAGACATAGACGCATTCCGCGAGGACTTCGAGAACATGCGATACACAGACGGGCTGTGGCTGCTGGACCGATACGAGGAACAGCAGAAGGCACTCGATGCCATCCGGCACCTACCACACGAAGACTGGTGCTGCGCTAAGGGCTGTGCTGGCGAAGGATTCTGCGCGGGCTGCGCCGGCACGAGGCCGACTGTAAATGCCTCGTAGGAGAACTCCGTGTGTTATCGGGGACGGAGACGACACATGACGGCTGCACGTTCAAGTGGGGGCAGCGAACGCGGCCTACGTTTCGTATCCCGCAAGCACAGCGCGCGCCAAGCACCGCTCGCATTCCTGCTGCATCAGCTACCTGACGACGACCTGACTATCGCGCGGGTCCTGGCTGACGGCTCACAGGTTAGGACCGTAACCGTCCGCCCGACCGGCGAGGTGGTCCTCCACGGCGACGGACCCGACCGGATGCTCGCGCAAGCGCACGCCGGACAGTGGTGCGAGTTTGACCTACCGCTGCCGCCACGTACGACAGCTACCAGTACGGGAGCTTTCGCAAGGCTTCCGAGCCGATCTACTTCGACCGGAACCTGGACGAGGGAAACTGACGACCTCGCTGATACTGTCGCTGGTGCCCGCCCCGACTGGGCGTCTGGCTCGGCGGCTATTGATGAGCAGCCGTCGGGGCACCTTACTATGCCACCCGCGCCGACCTCGATATGGCATCAGCGGCGACCGCCGCACACGACCGTCTACAAGACGTGGCCGCGCTCGCCGGGGATGTCCTCGGCGGTAGGCGATTAGCGTCAGCTGAGGAGGAAGCATGTTGGTAATCGCGATCGCAGAGGCGGTACTGCTCGCGCTGGGCTTTATCTACGTGGTGCAGAGCAAGCGGCGCGCCGAGGTGAATATACACGATTGCAAGAGGCGAGAACATTGCCGCCAATTGCCGTCGAGGTCGCCGGTTTGGCGACAGTCGAATGAACGATCGAATCATCGTGCCTGCGGCCGAACTGGACCGCGTCATGGAGTTCGACACCTTCGTGCCACCCAGCCCACGCGCCGCACCACCTGTCCGGTCGAACCACCGCCTTCGACTAGGCACGGAAAAGAGCCCCACCCAGGGGGTTAAGCGATTACCCCTGGGTGGGGCTGTCTTGGCTTTCAGGAAGGAAAAGATGACGGCCCAGCCAGGGGCCGATGGAAGGGATCACGTCGGCAGCCCGGCCGGGGCCTTCCCAGTATCGCTCTGGGGATTGGGGCGCGGAAAACGCCTCAGCAGTCTAGCTGATGATGACCGCAGCTCGTCTTCTTCGGATCGATTTCAGGCTCGTCACTGATGCTTCGCCACAGCCAGTAGGTGCCCGGTGTATAGGAGTCGTCGATGAGGATCTTGGCCGTGACCGACGACACGGAGGTCTGTCCTCAACGTCCGGGTCCAGCCAGTCACCCGGTTCGGAGTATGACCGAGGGAAAGCTGCACGGTGGCGGCAGAGATGTCCTTGCCGTGCTTTCGGTCGCGGTCCACGGCAACGTGTAGAGAACGGCGCCGGCCGAGATCTGGATCTTCTGCGTGGGCATTAACCCTCCCGATGATGTCGGTGTATCCGCCACGCCGATGAGGTCATCGAACCCTGCTACGCCGAAGCTTTCCGTGAACGTCAGATCGCGCGGCGGGGTCGGAACGAAGACGACCGTCCGCAGAAGTGCCAACGGTGACCAGGAGACCGGCCGTGGCGAACAGGCGACGAAACCATCGGCCAGCGTGTCGACCGGAACCACGAGATCGGCGGCACCGGACGAGCTCGCGAATCCGTCCGCGGACGTATCCACCGTGGCCACGAGATCAGCGATGCCAGCAGTTCCGCCGTCAGCCGTCGTGGAGGCCGTCACGGTGGCACTGGCGGTACCGGCGAACCCGGAAAATGACGACCCCGAAAGCCGACGTACTGGCCGTGACCGTCTGGTCTGCCGTACCGACCGTTCCACCGTCAGCTGAAGTGCTGGTCGTGACCGTTTCCGCGGCGAGCCGAGTTCCCCCGCGGCCGAGGTGTCCGCGGTTACGGTCTGATCCGCCGTGCCCGAGGTTCCACCGCTGGCCGAGCCGGTAGCGGTGACCGTTTGGGCCGCCGTGCCGGTAGCCGAACCCGAGGCGCTGCTCGAAGCGGTGACCGTTTGATCGGCGGAACCAGATCCACCGCCCGTGGCCGAACTGGAAACCGTGATCGTCTGACTGGCGGTACCGATCGGGTTGAGGATGACCATCAGGCCACCCGCGTTGAGGTTGCCCGTCAGCCCATAGGAGAACGTGACGTCGTCAGCACTTGAGGTGGCCGTGAACGACACCATCGTGAACGACCGGACTTCCGCTGAGCGGAAAGCCTGCTGCTGCAACGTCAGCGTGGCCGCCGACGAGTCGTGCACGTGGTCTGGTTGGTCGTCTTCTCGAAGGCGATCGCCAGCAGTCCATGTTTGTGGCGGCACCACTGTCTGGTACCACCAGCGTTGTCGACGAGCTGCCGCGGCTGTTTGTGCTTCCCACACGAACCCGCTGGTCTGCGACCCGCTGAGTGCGAAGAACCCGCCGCGACCGTCCTGGTTCTGGTTGGCCGTCCAGCCGAAAGTCGTGTCGCCGGCATGAAGCCGCCGTCACGGACCAGATGATGCCCTGCGAGTTGTTCGAGGTCACGTCGATGACCTTCGTCCACCGGACGTAACGCTGCTGAACGTGTTCCCGAGCCGCCTGTGGTCAGCCAGAAGAACAGCGGATCGCCGCCACCAAGGCGTTGCTGGTGGTTCCGGTTCCGGTGGTCGGCAGAGTCCATGTCGTCGCGGCAGTCGTCACGAGCCGCGAGAGTCGATGATCGAGTTCCGGACGGTGAACGCCATGCGTGCCCTCCGGGCCTACGCCGTGATCAGGCGGCGATGCGCTGAGCGTCAACCCGAGCGCCGACAGGGTGAACTGGTTACCGAGCCCCACGCCTGTGAACTGGCCAGAGCCGCCGAGAAGAGGAAGTTGCCCGACGTCGACGCATCCCACACCGAGACGTGGGACAGGGTCTCCGTGGTGCCGCCGTTCGTCCAGGCAGCCGGCGCCGAAGACAGCGCGAGCGCATTGCTTGAAGGTGCGGCGAACGTGAACGACTGCCGGGTGGTCGAACCGGCGGCAGGTTGGAGGCGCCGGCGAGCCGGGTCTCCGGTGTGCAGCTTCACGAACACCGTCGCGATCGCCGAAGCCGAGGTGTTGCGAAGCACGTTCAGCACGGGGTGGCGAGGTTCGCGGAGGAGATTCCGAGGGCCATGTCAGTCGTCTTCCTTTGTGTCGGTGGGCTGCTCAGGAACGTCATCCCAGGTCTGGTCGGGGCCTGGCGTTACCACGCCATCGGCATAGGCGGTGTAGCTGGGCAACAAGCGTGCCGGCTTCCGCTCGGTCTTCGGTCTCGATTGTCACGCGCTCTCCTCAGCTGGTGATGGTTGCATTCGGTCCTCGACTACCCTGCGTTCTTGTAGCCGTCGAACCTGCCTCGATACCCACCGGCCCCGTCAGCGACCCACGCCCAGATGACGGGCTTCGGTTGACCGAGCTGAATGAGTGCGAAGATGCGCCGCCGTGACCCGGCAGCAAGGGTGCCGAAGTCTGTGGCCGTGTCGGTGTAGCCGATGTCGTTGGTCGCCGTGGCACCACGGTGTAGGTGCCGCCTGCCGCATAGCCGTGCGTGAACACGCCCGGTGCGGGGTAGGAATCGTATGACTGTCGCCCCAGTCGATGTCGATGGTGACCGGACGACCCGCCGGGTCGAACGAACCAGTCGTGTCGGCGACGAGCGAGGTCCCGTCGAAGCCCACGCTGACCGACAATGCGGCCACCGGGCGGCGAGGACGATCACGTCCACATCGGACAGCCGCAGTTGCGCACCGAACGCGGAGACCAGCACCTGCACCCGCGCCAGCCGCAGCTGCGCGCTTGTGGATGAGATGAGCACCTGAACACGAGCCAACCGCAGCTGTGCGCCCGTCAAGGCGCCGGCAGCCGAGGTGGCGGCTGTGACAGTTTGTGTCGCTGTCCGGTGGCGCCGTTCTCCAGTACCTCGACGCCGGCCAGCCGAAGCTGCGCGGCCATGGTTAGGCGCCGTGCCTTCCAGCTGGAGCTTCAAAGTCCCAGACGCCCACGCGGTGACGGTGGCCACATCGACGGCGAGGATCGTTGCGTCGACGGTGTTGGTGACGGTACCCGTCCGGCCGCGACGCTCACCGATGCGGAAGTGGCACGTAGCGTCGCACCCTCGTACAGCTTCGCCACCCATGATCCGGATGACGCTCCTGTGCGGTCCGTGGTGAGCCGGACGGTCACGTCCGTTCCCGCCGCCGGGGTGAACAGCGGATCGAGCATGCCGGAGAACACCGCCGACGTAGGCGAGTTGCCGGACAGGGCGTATGTGGGCCATCGGTATCGGTCACCGATGTGAGCAGATCCGCGCCGCCACGTTCGTCCATGCCGAGGTCGTCACCAGCGAATAGAAGCGCCGACGAAGCGGTCGCCTTCGCCCTGTAGGACTGGTTGACGCTGGAAGTCAACCCGTTGGAGTCGGTGACCGTAAGACTGATCGTGTACGTGCCGGCAGTCCCATAGGTGTGGCTCGCGGTTGATCCGGTGCTGGTGTTGCCGTCCCCGAAGTTCCAGGCGTAGCCGGTGATCGTCGCCCCGCCGCAGCGGTCGACGTGGTGCCGTCCACGGCCACGGTCAGGGCCTGCGGGGTGTAGGTGAACGCAGCGGTCGGTGGCGACGGCGGCACATAGACGCCGATAGCCGAGTTGGACGCCGTCTTGAACGAGACATCGTCCCAGTACATGGCGCTGGAAATGTTGCCGGTCGTGCTGGTGCGGCCGACACGGATGGCGCCGAGGGTGTTCGTACCGAGCGACAGTCCGGTCGCGGCCACATTCAGCCCGGTCAGGACCGATCCGCTGTTGCCCGCGTAGACCTGGAAGCTGAACGTGCCGCCCGTGTTGTTGATCTGGGCTTCGATGCGGTACCACGTGTTGATCGATATCGCGCCCGTGGTGGTCGCGATGTCGTTGGCCGCGATGTTGTTCAAGATATGGAAGGTGCCGTCAGACACTAGCGAAACACCGACCACGGCAGTCGCCGCCGATGACGACCGGAACGAGATGATGTTCGCCTCGGTCGCCGGCAGGGCGGTGACGTAGAGGTAGCCACGGAACGCGCACAGGTTGTTGCCGCCCGAGATGTTGTCCCACTGCGTGTAGCAGGAAACGCCGTTGGCGGGAAGGTATGCGGTAGCGAGGCTGCCGTCGAACACGTGCACGCTGGAGAAGGTGATCGAGCCACCCGTTCCGGCGCTGACCAGCGTCCAGGCATCCGGAGCCGCGGAGTTGGCCGTAGTGACGGCAGTGCCGGACGAGAGCCCGGTTTCGGCAGTGTTCGTAACTGTCGCCATGTGGTCCGCTCTCCTAGATCAAAGTGACTGAGTAGTCGGATGCGAGGACGGTGCCGCCCGTCACCTTCACGCGGGACGTCCCGACCAGGAGCCGCCGAGGGTGCCACGCTGAGCGCCGGACACATCCACTTCCCCGGCGCGGATCTCCAGCAGCGGCACGGTCTCGGCAACCCCGGTAGCGCGGTCGATGCTCGGCTCACGGAGAATGACGGTGCCGCCGGTCTGCGTGATGTACCCGACGTCGGGGGTGCCGCTGTAGGCAGCCGGGTCGGACATCGCGAAAGCGAACCAGCAGTCACGGAAGACGACGTTGCCGCCTTCGACACGGACCAGCGTTCCGAAGCTGGGCGTGGCCGGGTTCATCCCCTCGAAGCGGCAGCCCCAGAACTTCAGGTGCGCGGTGGAGGACGCCGAGCCCTGCACGAGCAGAGCTCGCCAGCTCCCTTGGCGGTGACGTAGATCGGTCCGACCGTCGTCTTGTCCATCCCGTTCAGGATGATCAAGTACTTGCCGGCACCCGCGACGCTGGAAGAGTCGCCGATATTGCAGGAGCCTTCCACCCAGAAGTCGTTGTCCGAGCCGCCCATGCAAATCTGCTCAGCGTAGGGAACCTGGATCTGCCAGGCACCGATGAACTTGTTCAACGTCGCTGCGTAGCGATTCGTCGGGTTTCCGATGCCGTACTTCAGCCCGAAGAACTCCATGTTCTCGATAGTGGTCGCGAACGACGTCCCCGCCGAGAGCGGGTGGTGGTAGAACTGGGATGCCTGGTTGCTGGACGTGAGCGTCAGGTTGCCGATGTAGATGCCGTAGGTGGTGGCGGTGCCCACGAATGCGGAGCTGTTGTCCTGCCCGCAAGCGAGCGTCACCCGCGTCCGGACGAGCTTCGGATTCTGCTCGTAGACCTGATAGCCCGGATTCGGCGCCCCGCTGATCTTCATGCCGGAGAACGTCGTCGTCGGGGTGGACAGTGTGATGTCGTAGTCGATCCACACGAGCGGAATATGCGTCTGCGCTGCCGCGTAGGACAGGGCGGCGTCGAGCTTCAGCTTGTCAGTCGTCCCGTGAATGACGACAGGAGCACGGTGCTGAATGGAACCGAGGTCGTCCCGGTACCCGCCGGACCCGCCGGGCCGGTATCACCCTTCGGAAAGACGTACTGACCGCCCGTGGTCGGCACCAGCTCGTAGATGAGCGTGCCGTCAGGGATGCCCGCTGTGGAACCGCCCGAGGGGATGACGACAGCCGGGTTCGTCCCATTGATGGCCGTGACGGCATCGACGATGCCCTGCTCCATGCGGTCGAGGTTCGCCTCGTCGATGGGCGTGGCGCCGGCCGGATCATTCTGCCAATCGCGGCGCGTGTAAGAGATGGCCACCAGTCACCGTCCTGTTGTTTGAAGTCCTACGGGGTAACCCATGAGCCGTCGTTCTGGCCGAGCGTTCCGCCGCCCGAGCGCACATGCACGGTATCGCTGTGGCGGACCCAGCCGCGCGGATGTAGACCTTGCCGCCGTCAGCGGCGACCAGGGCACCGTCGCTGCGGTGTTGCCGCGGTCGTAGACCGGCGGTCGATGAGCGTGTCGCCTCCGGTGACCTCGATGACGCCGTTCTCGCCGGCCAATGGTGCGTTCATCGAGAACGCCACCCACGGCTCGTAGAAGGTGTTGAGGCCACCCTCGATCTTGACGACGCTGCCGGCGCACGGAGTGGAGGCGTTGTACCCCTCAGCGCGCAGCCCGTAGAAGACGTTGGTGGTGTTGATGTTGCCTTTGATGTCCAGGCCGCGCCAGCTGGAGTTCTCGGCCGTCAGGTAGACATCGCCGATGGTCGTCTTGCTGTTTGTAGTCCAGGATGAGCTCGTACTTGGGGCCGGCCGGGGTCTGGCCGCTGCCGACGTTGGCGTATCCGTGGGTCCAGAACGAGTTGTCGGAGCCGCCGAAGTGGAACGGGGTGTCAAGGAAGCCCTGCACCGACCAGTGCCCGGTGGGACGACCTGGGTGGCGAGGAACTTCTCGGTGCTGTTGCCGAAGATTCCGGAGCAGCCGAGCACGCCGAAGGCGTTGAACTGGGCGGCGTAGACGGTGCCGCCCGACGACATCTGGAACACCCGCGACGTGGACGCACCGCCGCACTGGATCGCGAGGTCCGACATGTAGATGTAGTAGAGGTTGCCGAGCCCGTTGCCGGTGAACCACGGGTTGGCGCCGATGTTGAGGACGATCCGAAGTTCGACGGGTGCCCGGAGTTGACCTCCAGCCCCTTCGGGCCTGACCCCTCCGGACCGATGAGCTTCTCTCCGGTGAAGAACTGCCGATTGGCGAGGCTCAGTGAGTAGCTACGGCGGGCGAACTGGCAGGAGGGTCCATACCGCCCGGCAGCCATCTCGCTCTGCTCAAAGGCCAGGCAGGCGGTCAGCTTGTCGTCGTCGGTTGAGCCTGCGAAGGAGTCGATCTGATAGACAGCACCGCTGCCGGCGCCACCTGACGGCCCAGGGTCGCCCTTATCGCCCTTGTCACCCTTGGGGCGGTCGGACCGACGACGTGCCCCGCGTTCTGGGTGGAGTTGTCGGTATAAGTGATGATGAGGTCGCCATTGGCGTCGATCGTGGCCGAGGCGATCCCGATCCCGCTGCCGCCGCTGACGACGTGACCCGCGTTCTCGGTCGTGTTGTCGCTGTAGGTAAGAATCAGGTCACCGTTGGAGTCGACCGTCGCGGAGAGGACTCCACGCCCGTCAGCACCGTCAGTTCCGTTGAGTCCATCGGTTCCGTTGGTTCCGTTGGTTCCGTTGGTTCCGTTGGTGCCGGGGTCACCCTTGTCGCCCTTGGGACCGGTCTGGTTCCAGTTCAGGACGGTGTAGCCGGCGGGGCACTGCCCGGTGGAGTCGACCCACCACAAGTGCGTGACTGGTGCCGCGCGTTCTTGTAGCAGCCGTTGATCACGCCTGTCGGGCCGGGAATCGATGAACGAGCAGACGCGGTGGTCATCACCATGGCCGCGGCAACTACACCGAGGACCACCGCTAAGCGACGACGAGCCATAACGGAGGAGCCTTTCGCTCAGGGAGACAGGTCGAGTTTCCGAAGTCAGACGGAGCAACTTGGCCGGGGTCGCGCCCGTCCATCGAACAGATGCACACCCGCTTGTCAGGTAGTTGTAGTCGACTAGCTGGGAGCACTCCATCTGCTTCGGCGACAGGCGGGAGTGCAGCTCCACGCCCAGCGGGGAAACGGAGATCCCGAACCGGTCCCGCAAGCCGATATACAGGTCAGCGATCCAGTTGTAGGAGAACGCCGTCTGCTGGCACGCGTCATGCATTCGACCATGCGGGTGCGTTCCTCATGAGTGATCGGCCACGTCGACCAATGGGTGCGGTCGGCGGGGTAGGCATGTCGTTCAGTTGGAGCCGGCTGGTCCCATCTCCAGGATTGCGTTGCCGACCGACGTCGTCGATGTCGAAGAGAAGGAGGCGTGGTTGACATCGGATGGGTGGCCCATCGGATGAGTTTCGCGGCCCAGCCGTTGGTGGCGACGGTGGCGAAGTCGCGGGAAGTGGGCTCACAGATCCTCGCGACGGACCCACATCCGCCCACCAACGGCGACCCAACCCGGCAGCGCCTCCACGTAGTCGCGGATGGCTCGTCTTCCGTTGTCCCGCTGCCCCAGCAGCCAGGTGACCAGACTGAGGCGACAAAGAAATTCGCCCGGCTCTATCTCATCCACGGTGATTTGGATGGCGGTGCTATTCCAATTCATGAGGTCGGCTTGGTCAGGGCGTTCGGCACGAAGTAGACGAGTCACTCCTGCTCCTGTTCGACAACCGGGCGGGCAGAACCGGCGGCATCGGTCCGTGATGTGTGCGGCGCCAGCCATCCGGACACGTAGGCACCGACACCGGCCACGACCAGCAGCAGCAGCCCGACACCGGAGCGGGTACAGCCGCGATCGCATTCGAGGCGTTGTCAGCCGCGTTGGATTCATGCCAGACGTGACGCCGAGCAGCCACAGCCCGAAGGTGCCGATCGCGGCACCGCCACGCGAGCCGACAGTCGCCGCCACCACCTTCGTTTCCACTCGTGTGCCATGAATGTCCTTCCTACGCGGAGCGTAACGTCCACATCGCCGGCTGATGTGGACGGTGGCCGGCAATCCGCTACCGCCACGGAAATCTATTGCGATCGCGTCGAGCAGTACTTCTGGTTCGCGTCGACCTTCTTGGCGAGCTCGTCGACTGCGCAGAGTGTGCTGCGGGAAGTCGTTCGCTACCGATTCTCATTTGCCCAGGGGGCCTGAACTTGTGGTGATCCCAAACTTCGGTCGCGATCTCCTGTGCTGTGGGCATAGGTCCCTCCTGGGCTATGTCGAGGATGGTTTGGCGTTGCGCGGTGCGGATGGTGCCTGGGGCAAGGATGCCCACCCACGAGATGCCGCCATCGCATGGGTTGCGAAGCCGCGGCGCACCGTCCGAGTTGGCGAGACGGTACGGCATCCCCATACTGGTCGTGGTAGACGGTGAGGATGCGCGCGATTGCTCCAACTGATAGTCGGTGAGCGGCTCGGTGGGAGACCCGCCGTTTCGATCGCCGCGTAGGTGTCGTTGCCGTCTGCCTGGCACCACGGCTGATAGTCGAACGGCAGATATTGATGCACCCCGAACTGGCCTCTGGTCCGCTGCGAATCGGTTTGCGGGTGGCGGACTTGTAGACCTGGAAGTTGGGGTGACGCTGGACGGGTTGACGCTGGTGCCGGCCGCGTAGAACGAGTCGGTGGTGCCGTTCTCGTCGACGTTGACGTGGAGGACGACACCCAGGAAGTTCCGGAACGGACCGTTGCCTCTGGTCTGGCGAAGGTCAACGACCTTTGCGCCTGGTAGCCACGTTGTGGTCACAGGGGTTTCTCCGATCCCGAATCCGGCGAGCATCCCGGCGAGCCCGCCGGCACCCGTATAGACGTTGTGGTCGCAGGCACCGAACGGCGGCGAGCTCGACGGGTAACCGTACTGGTTGGGCCACTGTCCGTTGGTGTACTGCCAGCCCATCCAGTCACCGATTGGCTGGACCCCACGATAGTCGGCGATGATCTGTTGCGTCGCCCTGTCCATCCACGGCGGCGGGGTCGGCCAACTGTTCTCCCAGTCGCCACCGTTGGCGTAGCCGATGACCCGCCACGGAGAACCGCACCAGGCGACGAGCTTCTCGCACAGCTCGTTGGCACCGACCGAATGGTCGCCGGGGCCGGCGTAGTTCGCCCCGGATTCAACATCGACCATCCACACGAGCCGTGGATCAGGATCGGCGCCGAACACGGAGCCGAGCCGAGCCATGACAGCGTCGTTCGTGCCAGGGATGTAAACGACGTAAACGATCAGGAGCGCGAGCGCGCCCGAGTCAAGGTCGGGTTGGATGCGCCGCCAGTTCTCGGCGACGTTCGCATCCGTCTCGTTGCCATGGGCCGCGCGAATCGCGAGTACATCCCGGTCCACTGCGTAATCGGAGGTGTAGAGCGTCTTCTGATATTCAGAGATGTCCGCCCAGATGATGGGCTCCGGCTCCGTCATTCAGTTGCCCTTCCTCAGTCGCCTACGTCTGCCCATTCGCCCTCTCGGACAAGCGGCTTGTAGCGCTTGCGGAACCACAGGAAGAACATCAGCCGCTGATAGATGAGCGCCACGATCAGCGCATACAGGACGACCGCGGTCCACGTATACCAGTCGCAACCCAGGGGTCCACGAGATGCCCTGCGAGTAAGGGCTGAACCACAACCCGAGGATGGTCCGTGCGTTGAGCAGACCGATCACGACCACGTAAGAGGATGCGTTCAGGTTCCGCCACGACCAGTAGGAGACGGGCCGGTGAACTGTCATGAACCAGGCCGCGCCGATCAGGCCCAGCCAGGACATTATGAATATGTAGAGGAGCACTGCTATCCCTTACTGAGTATTCGCAGCAGAAAATCGTCGAAGTGGTTCGCGATGTTGTGCCGTCTGATCTTATCCGCCACCTCGTTGGCCTCCTCAACGCTTCCTGCTGGTACCGCAGGTCCTCGTTGGCCTGCATGCGGGAGTCCTCCGCTGCTTGCAGAGCGATCTGTGCTCCTAAGGGTAGAGCCTTTTTCCGCCGTAGTCTCATCGAGCGCCGCCATCCCTGCGCACGCTCTCATGTCCGATAGCCTCAAGAAGCTGGGTCAACGTCTTCGCCGACTCGATCGCAGCGACACCGCGCGCTTCGGCGCAGCCAGAGCTTCCCGCGTCACAACGTGCGCATCCTGTTCCTTCTCGAACGCTGCCTTCCAAGCGTTCCGTTCCGCTTCCAGCGAGGTACGCACCCTCTTAGGTTCAAGGACGCCCGTGAGGATCAGGACGACCAGAACACCGCCAGGCCCCCAGGTGGCGACCCAGTCCAGCCAGTTCGACGGTACCAGCAGGAGCAGAATCGAGCAACAGTGCCCCCACGTTGCCCAACATGAGGTCACTCAGCCGACGAGGGTGAGCGAGAAGGCCAACGGCGTTATCGTCATGTTGACGCTGCTGTAGAACTCCGGCGTGATGGTGTCGCCGACCACCATCGGCACCTTTCCCTGCGTGGTCAGCGTCAAAGTGCCGACCGACTGCGCCGGGTACGTCCACCACGTCTCGCCCTGGTTGTAGGCCAGGTCCGCGGCGTTAACGAGCACCTTCATACCGCGCGAATGGGCAGCGGTGGTGGACGGATAGAGGGTCGTCATCTCCCACTCGTAGTGGCCGACAGTGTGGACGGTGTAGACGCGGACCCGTAGGTGATATCGCCGAAGTTGTAAATCGTGCCGATACCGAACGTGGCGACGCCGGTCCAGCTTCCGCCCGTCAGGCCGAGGGTGGTGGTGCGGGCCACCTGCCGACTGATGCGGGGCAGATTCAAGCCGAGGTCGGCGGTCGTAGCCGACGCCAGGGCTTGGAACTGCGCCGGGGCATTCGGGGCATCGCTCAGGGTCGGATAGGGCAGAGTCGTCACGAGGTCCCCCTAGGGAACGGTCGGTTGGCCAATGAGGTGCAGCAAGATCACAGGTGACTTCCCCTTGCCGATGGCACCCGGAAGGCCCACCAGCACCACGTCGCTCACGGTCGGGGTGTAGCTGTCGGGATACCAGCAGTCGGTGGTGTCGCCGTTGACGAGGGTCACCGTGACCTGAGCATTGCCGTCCATCGCGGCGCCGGCAGCCACCGTGGTGACCGTTCCCGTGATGACCGACATCGGCATGGCCAGCGACGATGGCTTGATGGTCGCATCGGCAGCCTGACGGACCGCATCGGCCAGCTTCCGGTTCATGTGCCGTCCGTATCCGGTCGGGTCGAGCGGGTCTGCATGGGCTGCGTACCGGTCGGCAGCAACGGAGTCGTGATCATGTCCAGGATGTGCAGCTCGGTCGGCCGTGGCGTGAACCGGTCGACATTCGGCAAGATGACCTTGACGACGTCGCCGCTGTCCAGAGCCGCGTTGGGGGATGCCTCCAGCGACATCCACGACGCCACGCCTAGCTGTCTCTTCAGCTCGGTCAAGGCCGCCGCTTGCAACTGTCCCGTGGTCTTCATGACCGGCGAGGAGAAGTAATACGGAACATAACCGAGCGGCCCCGCAGTGCGAAGTGGATCACCCGCGGTGGTGTTCTTCTTCTCCTGTGGAGCCACCGTGATCCCTGTCGCCGAGCAGGACGCAATCACGGCGTTCCGGAGACGGGGAACGGTCACGCGACCGGTTCGCATCGATCAGCACTCCGGTGTCCCCAGCGTCAACCTGCCACACGAACGGACTGGTCGTGGACAGCAACGGCACGGGCCGTAGCACCGCGAGGCCCTGGCGGTTGAAGAAAACTTCGAGACTGTGCGCACGGGCCATGTCGAGGATCGCGGCCTCACGGTCGCCGTCGTCCCAGACGAGGTGTCCGACCTTGGCCGTGACCGACGTGTCGAGCTGTGCCCAACCTGGGAACCCAGAAGACCAGGCGCCCTCGACCAGCCGCTGGATCTCGGCGTGGATCGTGTTCGAGGCGACCGAGGTCCGGCCGGTGATCCCGAAACGGTTCCGCTGAACCCGTAGCCAGCGGTCAGGACATGTCAGCGTGATCTGGCCAGACGGGTTGTAACCCATCTGGTCGGCATCGACAACGAACACCCCGGCGGGAATTGTCTCAGTTTGGCCGTCGACGTATCTCTTCGTGGTGGAGATGGTGATCTCCCCACCCGGCGCGGCCAGGGCGTCATAGAGGCCCTGGATAGCCGGAAGAGTGATGTTCAGTACGCGACGGACGTTCGAGTTCGAGTCGTCGATGATCGACCCGTCCTCGATCGGCATGTCACTCGGCGGGGTCACCCTGCCCGTGAATGGATCAAGATGCGAAGCCTCCGAATACCGAACGTGTGCGGTCCGATCGGAGTCCAACCACCGCTGCGTAACCTGATACATCTACGTTCCGCGCAGGCCGGTGAGGACACCACGCCACGTTTGGAAGTCGTTCATGACGTCCTGCCAAGTGTCGTACTGGTTGACGACGTCCTGCCAGGTGCGCACCGACTGGATCGCACCGGTCGGACGATCAACAACGACGTAGGGGAGCTGCCACACCCGAGACGGGTCACCGAACATCGCGGTGCGACGAGCCCGGTTCACGTCGAGAATCGAGATCCATGCATACATCTGCTCGGTCGTGAACGGATAGGTGGCCTGAAGCAAGAGCGGCGACTCATCGAGCAGGAGCTGGTCGAGCCCGTCCGCCTGGCTCCTCGTCATGGTCTTGACCTGAAGCATCGACCGCGGCGACTTCCGCCGGCCATCGGAGATGGTTATCGGAGTCTCACGCTGAAGGACGTCATGGATACCGACGTTCGCCGGTATCGTCTCGTCGGCGAACAGCTGAATAGTCAACGGCTGCGACAGGAAAGGCACTCCTGGGTGCACGAGCCACGGCCGGCTGACAAGCAAGGTGACAGTCATCGAGCTCGTCGGAGTGGTCGGTGAAGAAGTCGGAGTGATCGTGTAGGTGATCGGCTGGTTGTACGGCATCTCGTAATCGAAGACAGCCGCACCGCCACCGGACAGGCTCACGGGATCGCCCTCGCGGACGGGACGTGAAGCACCGTCCGGATCAAGCCTGGTGATGTTTCCGGACGGCCCACCGATGTTGAACGCCTGCACGAGCACCCTGGGCGGAAGCGCCAACGGGTCAACCGAGGCGGTGAGCGTCGGCCCGGTGTAGACAGCCAGGGTGAGCAGATAGGTGCCGGTGCCGACCCCGATCGTTGACGTGACGTAGGAGAACGCACCGGCATAGGCCAGCAGGTAGCTGCCGATTCCGGTGCCGGTGTTGTCCGTCTCGTACGCCTTCGGCAGCCCGAGCGAATAGGTACCCGTGCCGGTGCCGGTGTTATCGGTCTCGTATGCCCCTGCGACGAGCGTGGATTGACCGGGGAAGGTGTTCGGCCCAGGGAATGTGCCCGATCCCGGGTAAGTCGTGAACGTGGCCATACCGAGCCCCCTTCCCTAGTCGCGGACCGGAGGGCGGGTCAGAGCTGCTGGTACTTGAATGTGAGGGTTGCCGTCGTCTGCGAAGCAGTGGCTCCCGGCGCCGGGGTGATCGGCTGTGCGTCCGACACCCTGGCGCCCGTTCCAGACGTGGTGCACGGTGACTGATGCGTCGGAGTGATGCCCGATGGCAGGTTCACCGTACCCGTGCCGGTGACGGTCGCCGTGCCGTCCGGGGAGCCCCACGTGATCGTGCAGCGCGCATAGGCCGGCGAGCCGCCTGTGACCTCGTTAGACGGCGTACCGGTGGCACCGGGGTCGGCAGTGAACACCGCGCCGTACGGATTGTCGGTAGCGAACTGAGCAGCCAGCGACTGCCGCTGAGCAAGGTTGCGGATAGCCATTTAGTCACTCCGACCGTAGGTGTGATGGTTCTTGTACGCCAGGAAGGCTCCGGACACGTCCAGCATGCCGTTGTCGTCGAGGCGAACCGTTCCGGACAGCTCGTAGGGACCCTCGCCCATGGGAGCATGGATCAAGCCGCGCGTGCTCCCCGTGGACCGGAAGGACGCGGTCTGCCTCGTGCGCGCCATCGTGCTGGCATACACCGGACGCGCACCCTGGCGACCTACCGTGCCGCCAGCGGCGAACCCCGCGACACCCTTGTTGATGTTCTCCAGGAGATCCAAGTGCTTCGCGGTCTGCGCAGCATTGACCACGAACTCGCCGTTGGACGCCCTGATCGGGATCGAGTCACTGGTGCCCGACCCCGGACCTTGAATCAGGCCACCACCAGCCCGCTCCAGATCAGCACGTCCGATGCGATTCGTGATGATGTTGGTGCTGAGCGTGACCGTCTTGTCAGTCAATGCGTTGTAGACCGTGAGTATGTGGTTCAGCCGCGTGACCGCCGTGCCGGTCTTCAGGTTGAACGTGGTGTTTTTCAGCGCCGGAATGCCGCCCATGCGCTTGATGTAGTCGATCATCCGGGCCTGAGCGGTCTCGGAGTTGAACTTGGGCAGCGTCGCAACCCACTTGGGAATGTGCAAGATCGAATTGATGTAGTCGCGCACGGACTTGGTCAACAGTCCCTGGGCCTTCAGGCTCCGGAACATGGCATCGCGCCCTGAGACCAAGGCGGCGATGGACTTCGCTTCATTCTTGCCGCCGTCAGACAGCGCCAACGCCCGAGCCTGGATCGCACGGGTCGCCTGCTGGATGGCGGACTGATCCTCCAGAGCAGCGTCCGAGTGGCCCTTGATCGCGCCCTTGTTGTCCTTCAGGGTCTTGGTCACGTTGTTGATCGCCTGCCACTCCGCGGTGGAGGCTTCGGCGGTGTCGAGGAACTTCTTGTTGACGGCGTCCAGCGAGAGCGCCAGGACGTCATGGACGTTCCCTGAGAGCTGCGCGACGGCCATCTCCTGCTGCTGGGAGTCACGTGCGGCCAGAGCAGACTTGGCGATCTTGTCGAAGGCGGCATCAGTGGCGGCAGCGGCATCCTGCTGGGCCTTGAAGTTGGCCGACTGCTTCGCGAAGAAGTCTGCTGCTGCTTGACTTCCTTCGGGATCACGAACTTGGCCGGACCGAAGAGTGACTGGTTGATCCGGTTGAACAGGAAGTTGCCACCCGGACCCTGGTTGACCGGGTTACGGACACCGCCTCCAGCAAGGCGGGAGGCGTCCTGCGCCTTGATGATCGGGTTGTTGGCGAGCTGGTGACCCAAGGCCGCGGCGATGAGGAGGATCGCGGTCGGCGGGAAGAGGGTAGCCCCAGCCGCACCGACGCGACCGATATTGCGCTCAGCCGTCGCAACAGTGCTGGTGCGCGTTGCTCCGCGACCACCGATGGGGATGGCTCCAACGGCACCGGCCTCACCGGCGGCACCGGCCTCAGCAGTGGCCACCGCAAGATCGCGCTCCGCGGCCGCGGCGGCTTCGGCCGCGGCAGCCTGACGAAGCAGAGCCCCCGTGTAGGCACCCGTGATCTTGGTGTTGATCGCGGTACCGAGGGCGGCCAGCTTGGACGCCGTGTAGAGCGCCAACAAGGTGGGAACCAGGACCTTGAGCACCGGTAACGGGATCGCGTTCAGAGCCTGAGCGATGCCACTGAGGAGATCGAGGACCGTGACGCCGCTGGAAGCACCGGCAACGATCAGCTTGCCGAGAGCCTCGGTGATATCACCGATATCCTGCTCAACGACCGGCAAGACCTCCAGCGCCCAGTCCCCGAACTTCTGGATACCGTTACCCGAGGCGAACCGATCGAAGCCTTTCGACAGGTTCAGCGAATCCTTGAAGATCTGAAGCATGAGCGGGTGCAGCTGGATCAAGCCGGCGAGCGCCCCGTGGATGAGCACGTCGCCCATCTCGCCGAGAAGCGCGGTGTACTGCTTGGTCTCGGAGTTGAGCTCCGGCATGACGTCGTTGATGTTGCCGATCGCCTTGCCCACGAAAGGCAACGCGGTGTCGGCAGCGGTGACGCTCAGCTGGTCGATGTTGTTCTTGAGACCGACGAACAAGGACTGGTACTGGACACCGACGACGGTGCCGTCCTTCATTTCCTTCTTGACACCACGGATCGCCAGCAGGGCCACGCCGGCACCTTCGGCCAGCGCACCCAGGCCGGCCGCACCGACCGCCCCGAGTGGGATCAACGCGGGTCCAAGGATGACCGCCGCAGCGATGATCGCGTTCAGGCGGTTACCGAAGTCGAACGCCGACCGGCCGGCGCGCTGCATGGCGCGCTCTTCACGGAGGGTCGCCGCTTCCATCTCACGGGCAGCACGAGCAGCCCTGGAAGCGGCACGCTCGGCCTCTGCCCCGAGGTTCTTCTCACCGCGAGCCACCCGCTCGTTGGCCGACGCCAACCGCTCCCGAGCGGCCTCCAGATCGCGGGTCGCCTGGGTGATCTTCTTGGTGTCGCCGGTCTTCCGGGCGTCGTTGAGCTTCTTCTCCGCAGCCGCGACCTTGTCAATCGCGATCTGCTGCTTACGCTGGGCCGTTTCCATCTCCAGCGTGGCACGCGAGACCTCACGCGCCTTGCGGATGTACTGGTCGGCCTCCATGCGGAGGTAGGCCGTGACGTTGCCGACAGTGCTTCCGCCACCGGGAACAGTCACAGCTCACCCCATCTCGTCATAGTCGAGCTCGTCCGGCAGGGCCTGCCCCTTGTCGTGGAGGAACTGGTAGATGAGCGACTTGGGATCAGAGATGATCCCGATCACGCGGACCCGGAACCAGCGCCAGCTGGTCCGCTTCCAGCGATCCTCAAGATCGACGTGATAGATCGCTCCGAAGTCACGGACCAGGATCGGCCACAGCTCGAAAAGCCGTGCCCAGGGAATCTGTTCGCCGGCTACCGGCCCCTCGGACGGGAGGTCGTATTCGTCCCAGAGGCCCGTGAGCGGGTCGTACGAACCGCGCCCGTAGATGAAGTCCGGGTCCTGGCCGTCGCTGAGCGAGAACGCCCCCTGGCGGGGGCTGTCGCTTCCGGGTCTGAAGCCCGCTGCACCTGAACGTGCATGGCGGACTGCTTCCAGACGTCCTCGGCCTCTTGACGCCCGTACAGGAAGTCCGCCATCTGCACGACGGAAGCACGGAGTATGGCCTCGTAGGGGACGCCGTCCTTCAGCATCTTCTCGACAAGCTCGTCGCCGAGCAGCATCTTGATCGAACGCAGCCCGGTTTCATCCCGAGCCTTGGCCGCCTCTCCGTCCGGATTGCGCAGGACGTCGAGCAGCTCCACCCCGGCCTCTGCTGAGACCGGGGGAAGCACATACTTCTTGCCCGCAATAGGCAGCGTGATCGGGGCTCCGACAAGCTCGCTGTAATCCTCGAAAGGCATCCGCTATACCTCCGAGTATCAGGACGCGAGCGATGCGTCAGCAAGCACCGGGTTGGTGATCAGGGTACGGGCACCCTGGCCGCCGAGCGTGAACGAAGCGGTCGAGAGCGCATCGGGAGCCCCGCCGGCCTCCGACCACTGCACGAACGCGGTGCCCGTGAACGCCTCAGGACCGCCTGTGCGGTCATACCAGCGAACCACCACTGATCCAGCCGAGCCGACCTGATCGTGGGCCGCACGGAGGATCTCCTGGCCGGCGTCGTACAGCCCGGTGGAGTCGCCCTTACCCCGCTTGACGGTTCCGGTCAGCTCCCACTTGAGCTGAGTCTTGGCGTCCGAACCCCAGACGCCGGAGTCGTAGTCCGAATCGTCCTGGGTGGTCGTGTTGACCGTGGGCTGAAGGTTGGTGATACCACGGATCTTGACCCATGTGGTGCCGCCGTCCGTGGTGGCATCGAGCCGCCACTTCTTCGTCGAGGTCGACGTCTGGTGCTCCGGCGAGGACAGGGCGGTGTAGGTCCAGGTCGGAGTCGCCGTGACCTCGGTGGTGCCGTCCAGGAAGCGGATCGGCAGTGCCGAACCCGTGCCGGGACCGGACTGGAAGCGCAGCGTGGTGCTGGTCTTGCTGACGATGACAGCCGGAAAGGCTCCGAGGTAGACCCCGACGCACGTGTCCAGGTTGGTGCCCACGACATTGGAGATCGTGCCGCCAACGGTGTAACCAGTGGTCACCGAGACGGAGGTGATGGTGATTGCCATGAGCGGTCCTTTCAGGGCATGGCAGCGGGGTATTGCAGGGCGGTATTGCTAGTCCGGCCGAGAAGTGGTCGGACGGTTTGCGTGAACGTAGTAGTTGTGTGAGGCCATCCACCGCTCGCGATCGTCACGCCCCAGAGGGAGCACCGAATTGCGTGCGATGGAAACGGTATGGACGGAGTTGAAGATCAACCCGGTGACGCCGTGCCACAGGTCGAAGATCGCGTCTCCGATGGTGTCGACCGAGGTCGCGTCAAGAGTGCCCCGGATGCGAACCTGCACCGGCTGCATGACGTCGGCAAGAACGAAGTCGTCAAGCGGACTGTAGGCGAACAGGGCGATGGCCTTGATCGGCTCGTCTGCCGTGGTGCCGAGAGTGATCCCGCAGGCCGTAGCCGACGTGTAGTGACCGGAAGCGTAGGTGCCGATACCGGCGGTGGCCAGGGACTGGGCCATGCCGTCGAGAAGGTCAGGGGTCCAGGTCATGGCAGGAACAGCCTGAAGGCGGCGGCGCAGGCATCGATGACACGACGTTTGTCGGCAATGGTGGGGATCTCCAGGAACTTGGCGGAACCACCGTAAGGGTGGTTGAACTCCACGCCTTCATGCACCCAGTGGGCGTAGACGGAGGCGTAGCGAACCTCGGCAATACCACCGCCGACGTAGCGGACGTGCATGGAGTCGGCCAGGTGAGGCTGGCCGCGGTAGTCCTCGAAGGGCTGACGCGGGACGAGCTTCTGGGAGCTGTCGCCGATGACCTGTGCACCGTCCTCGCCGGCCTTCGCGATCGCCTCTTCCGACGACACGGCAAACAGCTTCTCGATGTCGAAGTGGCCGACCACGGTGAAAGACGAAGGCACGGCGCCACCTCTCTAGGCCAAGTGAACTTCGCAGTGCTCCAGAATGGTGAAGACCGGGCCGGCGGTACGCCTCGACTGACTGATCACAGGGCCGGTGTAGCCGTTCACGGTGACCAGCGATTTGGGTGGGAACTTCGCGCCGTCCGCGAGCCTGACGAAGAGGCGGTGCTTGGACGCCACGATCTCACCTGTCGATGCCGTGGTCTGGTGGACCTCGTCCTCGTCGTAGCAGGCCACCGTGACCGGTGAGGCGAAGTCGCTGCTGGTCTTACCTTGCCCAAGGTAGGTCTGCACCGACGCGGTGTGGACCATCATGACCCCGATCGGATCGGTCACGGACGGTCCAGCCCGCGACGCCGGGGGGTACCGATGCCGTCAGGAACAGTGGTGGGAACCGGGTTGCCATACCAGCCACGAAGCTCGTTGCCGGCCATTGGCATCTGCTGGTAGATCGAAGAGACGGGCTTGTTGTCGACGATGAACGACGGCGGCACAAGCAGCGTGATCAGGTCGGGGGTGAGAAGAGCTGTGGCCTGATTCTGGACTGCGGTCGTGTCGTAGTAGGACACCGTGTAGGTGGAGCTGCCCAGAGTCCTGGACTCCATCTTGGCAGCCGACGCACGGTTGGTGACCTGGATGATCTGCGCGATGACCGTGCTCATCACGAACTGGACCACCTTCGGGTCGACCAGACCCTCGGTGATCCACAGGTCGATGGAAGGCAGCCGACCTCGAATGATCGAGGACAGCACATCGATGAGGTTGGTTGCGACAGTTGTCTCTGCATCAGACAGGGGACGCCAGAATCCAGCCAGGTCGTCCGGAGTCATCTCCGCGAGTGGGTCCATGATGGCGGCCCCCGTCTGATGTAGGTGTGGTTACTTCTGGGCGGCAGCCTTAGCCGGCGCAGCCTTAGCTGGCTCGGCCGAACTGTCGTCGTCCTGCTTGGCGAAGACATGCTCACCGAGCTCAAGCCAGTCCGGGGCGACATCGCCCGGGAACAGCTCGACGCGCCCGTCCGGGTACTCGTCAAGGTGCCCTGCGGCCGATTCGACCACATGCACCGTGACCTTGCGGCCGGCCATCAGGCGACCGTCGCAATGAACAGGCCGTTCGGGTTGGTGATGACCGGGAGCATCAGCGAGTCGACGTAGGTCTGCTCCTTGTACGGGAAGTCATCCCCGCGGTCCACGAACCCGACGAGCCCGGCACCGAGACCCTGCGTGCCCTGGAGCTTCTGCGCGGTGACGGTCGGCCCCCACGCGGTGTAGCCCAGTTCGATGTTGCTCGGCGGGGTGAAGATCGCCAGGTTCACCGGGAGCACCAGGGTGTTCGACCCGTCGACGTTCACCTTGGTGTCGTAAACCATGGTGATCGGAGGCAGATCGTACGTCGCCAGGATGGCGTTGATCGTGTTGCGCGGGATCAGGCCGGCGAATCCCTGAAGGTTCGGGCCGATGGTCTGGACGGCCATCGACTGGAGCTTCACGTTCTGCTGAAGGTAGTTCAGCACCGTGGTGGAGATGATCATCCCGCCCGGCGCGTAGCCGTTGAGTGCGAGATAGGTCGCCCGCCACGTGTTCAGCTGGGTGATGACGTCGACCGTCGCCGTGACCGACCACAGGGTGCCGGCGGTGACTTTGTTGCCGCCGGGGACGCCGTAGTCGATGGTGCCGTTCAGGCCACCTTCGGCGATGACCAGGGTTCCGGTCGAGAGCACCGAACCACGAGCCTGTTCCGCACGCCGACGAGCGTCGAGCGCACCATTCGCGAGGTCGTCGTAGATGGACTCGGCCGCGGCGGCGGCCGGAGACTGGCCGTAGGTGAGGCTGTAGAGCCGCTGGAGCTCCAGCTCGCCGACGACCGGCTTGGCCACCGACATGTTGAGCAGCGGCACGCGGTTGACGGCCATCGAGTCGCGAGGACTGATGTGCGCCGGGGCGTCGGCCGCACGGAACCGACCGGTGTTCCCGGTCTTCGTGACGACGTTGAAGTCCACCTCGGGCGACTCGGTGACCCGATCCGGAAGAATCTGGTTGAGCACCTGATCGGCAGGGGTGGGGACCTGACGCACGAACGTGGTGGCGTCCTGAGGCGTGACCGGCCCATCGAAGATGATTGCCATGGGAAGTTGATCCTTTCTGAGTTGGCCGGTCGGTTACGGAGCAGTGGACCAGAAGACGATGTTCTTCAGGTCCGTCTGGGCATTGGCATCGAGATAGCCACCCAACGCGGCATTGCTGGACGTGTAGGGAAGGTTGCCGGAGTAAACGAAGCCGTGCAGAAGGATCGGCACGGTGACGTTCGTCTGGAGGGTCGTGGTTCCCGGCACGTACACCTGCACGTCGTTGAACATGATGCCCACCGCGGTCTGAGTGCCGTTGGTGAGCGAGTCCAGGTACGGAACGTACTTGCCCGAGGACGTGACCTTGCCGAGCACGACACCGGACGCGATGTAGCCGTTGGGGTACATCTGCGCCGAGTTGAACCCGGTCAGGTCGAGCGGGACTCCTGGCATGATCTCCGTGCCGTGATCGCTGGCGAGCCACGTCCGGCTGGAGGTCGAGTAGGAGACAGTCTGAAGACCGAACGTGGTCATCGACGGGTTTCCTTTCTGTGGGTCAGGTGGTGGGTGAAGCGGGCTTGCCGAACCGCTTCGCTGCCGCCGCGGCTCCGGCGGCGCCAGGCACGGTCGGCGGTGCAGTGTGCTGCCCCTGACCCAAGGACGGGAACGGGGGTTGCGCGGTGGAACTTCCCATGGCGGGCGCAATTCCGTTGACGTACGAGGACACCTTGGCGGTGTCGACCGAACCATCGGCGGCAAGGAACTTTGCGAGATCCAACGGTTCGAGGATGGACGCCAGTCGATCGTTGTCGATGCGTCCGACCGCGGCGGCACGGAACTCTGCCGTGACCAGCTGCGGCTGAATCTTGGCCAGTACAGCTTTTTCCGCCTGCTCGTAAGCCGAGCGAACGGCCTTCTCCATGTCGGTGCCCTTCTCGGCTTCGGCGGCGTCGAACTGCGCGGCCTTGTCACGAAGGGCCTGGACGTCCTCGGGGGTGAGGTTCCCGAGGGCCGACACGCGGCTCTCGTGCTTACGAGAGTGGTACTTCCAGTACGCCGCCTGCTGCTCGACGGTCATGTCCTCGACCTTGGTGTTGTCGGGGAACCCCTTGTCTTCAGTCTTCGGCGGGGTCTGGCCGTTCTGCTGCGGCGCAGCCGGCGTTCCGGTCGGCGCGGCTGGAGCCATTGGCGTCGAAGTCGTAACGGTCACGGTCGGATCGGGCGTGGTCACGACGGGCGCGGGAACGCCTACGGGCATAGACATGCATTTCTCCCTTGGCAGGATGGTTCACCCATGGCGGGTGCTGACTAAGCGACACGTTCCAGGTCGGAACGCAGTGAGGTGATCCGGTCCTCGGTCCACGTGAGCAGACCAGCCAGGCCGGGATCACTTTGGGCACGCTGCTGAAGATCGGGCAGCGTCTTCTCCATCAGCGCGAGGGCTTGGCGAGTGGCCGTCTTGTCGACGGCCTGATCGTTGCGCACGTCACGCTTATTGCGGAACTTGTCCTTACGCTTGGTGAGCACCGGGCCGAGCTCGCCATGCTGGTTGATCTCATACCGGACCCCCTTCAGCAGGGCTCCGGTATTGCCGCCGGCATCGCTGTAGATCCGCTGAAGGTCGGCCCGAGTGATGGTGTCGACATGATCGTCACCCTCGTAGACCGGCACCGGAAGGCAATGGCAACGGTCGTGAAGCGGCATGAGGTCCGACTTCTGGTAAACCCGATCGGCCACGGCGACGCACAGCCCGCACGTTCCTCCGGCCGAAAGCTCCGGATGAATCATGCGGCGCCAACCTGTCGGCGACGGCTTCACCTTGGTCATGAACTGGTGAGCCTGGGCTCGGGCAGCCAGTGCGACGTCTGTCCGCGCAAGGGATGCGGCTCGATCGAGTGCGGCATCTGTGGCGCTGATCGGCCGGCGAGTAGTCACCCCGTCGAACAATGCGCTTTCGACAGGAGCAAGAAGCTGGGAAACCTCTTGATCCGCCCGCATGGCTGCCCGAGCGTCGAACCCTTCCAGCCGCCACGTCCCGAACCGGAACGCGGCACCGACGCGCTGGTAGACGTCGGCCAGGTCGATGCCAAGTCGGAGCGCCGTGATGTCCACGATCGCCACGACTGCCGGCGCCCTGCCCAAACTGAGCGTGGAGGCCCGCTGGAGGTAAGCGTTGGTCACTGCCGCGGCTTGTCGCTGGACGGCCTGAATGCCCTTGGCCAATCCGTCCGCCCATCGAGCCCGAGCAGTCGGATTGTTCCACTGGGTGAAGTTCCTGGTGTCCGCCAGGGCGATGAGCTCTGCCTGGTTGGTCAGGCGCCGCATGGCAGCGCCTTGACCTTCCAGGATTACCGCGAGTTGCGCTGCGCGATCTTCGGGAATGGCCACGGCGGGATGAAGGCCAGGATCACGAAGAACAGCGACAAGTAGTACAGGTTGACGTCGGAGTCACCAAGGTGCCAGACGACGCCGGAACACGCCGCGAAGACCATGCAGATCGCAGCGATCACCAAGCAGACGAACCGCCACATGATCTAGCCCTCTCCTCGACGGTTGTACCGCTCGGTCAGCGCAACTAGAGCGCAGTAGACGCAGAACATGGCAAGCACCATGCCGACGCCGAGCGGAGCCAACCAGTGGTATCCGTTGATGGTCACGGCACCTTCCGATCGACATAGACGAGCAGGGCCATGATGATCACGACGACGAGAACGCCGAGAACCATCAGGGCTACGGAGTGGGCTGCTCGGTGACGTCGCCGGCCACCACGTCGATCGTGGCGAGGTTTCCCGGCACCACATCGATGGCCTCGGTGGCGTTGAGACCGGACACGGCCTCGGAGAAGGTGATGACCGCCGAACCGGGGTTACCGGCTACCGCGGTGAATGTGTCGCCGTCCTGAGTGACGGTCACAACGGTCTCGTCCGAGGACGCGGCAGAGAACTGCTCGCCATCCACGTCGAAGCCCTTGGCGTCCTTGCCGGCGAGAGTGTAGGTGACCTGCTGGGTGTCTCGGAGCTGCATGGTGCTTCCTTCCGGTTGATCTGTTGAGGGGGTGCCGTCTGCCTGTTCGCGAACAAGACCGACGCGAATCTGGATCACCCTGAGCGAACTGCCCGCCAGGTAGATCGAGACCTCGTCGGCCGCATTCAGAAGCTCGCTGATCGAAGGCCGCGGAGTCTGGGTCCCCAACCAGTCTTCAGCGTGATCAAGGGCGGATTCTCGGACTTCTACGTCCACAAGCTCTCCCTTTACTTCGTGGCTGCTACAGCGGACGACTTCTTCGGCGCACGATAGTAGCCCGGAACGAAGGTCGTGGTCTGGTCACCATCGGTGGCGTTGTTGGCCTTAGGTGGAGCGATAGGAAGAGCCTTCCCTGTTATCGGGTCCTTGACCGTAGCACTGCCGCCCTGGTTGTCCTGCGGAGTGCCGGGCGGCGGCTGGGAACCGGCGATGGTGGCTGCCGTCGTGGCCTGGGCCTGGGCTGCGGCCAACTGGACCTGAAGAACCATGTCATCGGCCCGCTGGGTCTTGAGCGCGGGAACCATCGACGGCGGGAAGTCCATGATCTCGGTCCAGATCGTCTCCACCGGAACGATGTTCCGAAGCTGCGAAGCGGCTGATCCTCGTTCGGCAAGGCTGAGCCGTTCCACCGGAGCCCAGATCGGCTGAGTGGCCGGATTGTCGTCGTCGGACAGCAATGCGATGTGCTCGGCGACCTCGGCCCACCGCGGCGTGAACCGGTCACGGTGCCCTTCGCAGGAGAACGTGAGCATCTCCCGCTGAAGAGAAGCACCCTCGGCCGAACCATTCGTCGCGTCCGGCGTGATCGAGTAGAGCGGAGTGGCCGAGACTGCGGCCAGGTCTCGAACGTCGTCTCGGATGGACATGAGGATCGGCTGGATGTCGACATTGGCCGACTCCCAGAAGTCAGCACTGGCTGGCACCTGCCAGATCGCATTCGGCTCGGCCGAGAATACGTCGCTGTAGTCGATGTCCATGCCGGTCTGCGGGTCTACCTTGGGCAGGCCCTTGACGGCGCGCTGCTTGAACGCCTGGAACGTGATGACGGTCATCCGCTGAAGGATCTGCTGGATGATCCGGTCCATGAGCGGAATGTGCGGCTCGAACTCAGCCATGCCGTCTTCGTTCTCGAACGGCGTCACGCAGACCCGACCGTCGAGACCGGGGATGCTGCCCGAGCGAGCTTCATCCCAGTCCCAAGCCTGGCCGTTGAACGACCCCTGGAGCTTGTAGAACGGCGGCGTGTTGACGGCGGGAACCGGCTGTGTCAGCTGCGGGTTCTCGATCACCGCGACACGCACGCGACCCGGCATGTAGAGATAGGCCACGTCTTCGCTTTTCACGCTGTCGCGGATCATCTTCAGCCCGGCGACAACCTTCTTGGTCGCCGGATCGAGCTCCACGATGGTGTTGCGCGGGTCCTCGGCCGTCACTAGGAGCTTGCCCGTGTCTGGGTCCTTGCCCGAGATGACGTAGCCCGAGCCCATGGTGAACGAGTTCTTGTGCGTGTCGTAAACGACCAGCTTCATGCCGGCCTGGACCCATCGCGCGAAAGCGGCCTGGTCGCCTTCACTGTCGGGCTCCTGCGGAGTGCGCAGACCGGTGATCTGAAGACGCGGAAGGCGTGCCCCGATGATCAACCGCTCCCAGTTCGTGCCCGCCTTGCGAAGGAAGAGCTCGACGGCCCTACGCATGTTGTCGTTCACGATCGGCAGGGGCGGCTTGCCCACGTACCGCTCGTGGAGGGCCTCGGCGCGCTTGCGCTGCGCTTCAAGCCTCAGCGCCAGTCGCTGAACCCACCAGCCGTCGCTCAGGGGAACATCGACTTCGATGGGCACTGAGCCTCCATGGCCTTACCTGATGCGGACAGGAATGTATGAATCCTCCGGGGCTTCGGCTCCGGTCTTCACCGCATCAAGGTAGGCCGCCCAAGACAGTATCCCTGCCACTGCGGCGTCGTATTTGCGGTCCAGGTGGATCTTGTTGAGCAGGAACAGCTGCTCGCCGTCGAGCCACATGTTGATGTTGTGCCGGCCAGCGGCGGCGATATGGTCGTCGAAGCTCTTGTCGAGCTCGATGCCTCGGTTCACGTGCGTGACGGCACCGGATGACATCGCCTCACGGTAGGCGCGGATCGCCTTGGCCATGTAGGCAGGCCGATTGGTCCACCATTCCTCGACCTGACCCGGAAGGCTGGCCTCCCATGACCCAACGGTTTCCGTCCAGTGCGGCGGGTCGGCGTAGAGCTTGTGGAGCTTGTACCGCGCGGCCAGCATGTGGACGGCCGCGGTGACCTCGGTCTCGGGGACTTCCCAGTCCTCGACGTCAAGGGGACGTTCCCACAGTGCATAGAGCTGCTGGCAGCCGGTCTTGATGTCGGTGATGACGATGGCCGTCGAGTCCTGGAACCGTGCGCCGTCGAAACCGGCCGCGACGAAGGCTCCGGCCGGAATCTCATCCTGGACGGCAAGACCCTGCCAGAGCTTGATGTCAAAGGCTTGACGCTGGCTGCGAATCCAGCGATTGGTCCAGACCCGCTCCAGGTATTCGGCGTCGGCGCCGGGTCGGTCCCATTGCAACGCGATGGAGCGGAACTGACCTGGGGCATATTCACCGACCGGACCCGTGGCCTCGGCGATGGCCGCGACCCGGCCTTCGAGCGTGGTCATGTCGTGACCAGCGGCGGCCTCGCGGTGGAAGAAGAACAACTGAGGATCGGTGATCTCCCCGGACTTGATCTTCTCGGCCTCCTTGTGGAGATCTTCCTGGATCGAGTTCTGGCCAGGCTCACCCGCGGTCGATGCATACATGGCCCACGGATCTTCGAGGGGCCGCTTGGGCATGTTCGCGAGCATCGTCTCGTGCGCTGCCCGTTGTTTGGGAAGGTACATCCGGTGCGGCTCGTCAAAGCATTGGAACGTGGTCCGCGCGCCATCACGTGCATTCGGCGAGTTGGACAACGGAAGGGCTACCCCGGCGCTCTTGCCGGTCGGCGAAAGCCGGTGGATCTTTTCCTTCTGGGCATCGAAAAGCTGGGCGTCCGGCCCCTCGGTAACCACCGTGTAGAGAACCTGATAGGCCAGCTCGGTGACCTGTTCCTCGGAATAGGCCAGCATCGGAATGTAAGGGTCGCGAACCGGCCGGCCGATTGGATTCCCACGCCTGTCGAAGCCGTCGCAACGCACCGGACCTTCGGGATGGAGCTCCACGAAGGTGATCCAACCGAGAAGCTCGGTCTTGGCCGTGCCTTTCCGTACCGAGATGCCGACCCTCTGGAAACGGCGCCGCCCTGCGAGCTCGTGGCCTTTCGGATAGACCTCGTAGGCCCGGTAGATGATGGCGCGCTTCTCGTCGTCAAGCTTGGCCGGTAGCCCCCGCAGCGAGCCTGGGCCGAACACGGCCCGCTCTTCGATCAGGTCGCAGATATGCGGCCCGAGTGTGGGCCACAGCTCCCCTGGCTGCATCTGGGGGACGATGAGCGTCCCCATCGAGACCTCAGCTCACAATGCTGAGCACGGCACGAGGATCGTTCTCTGCCTTCGGCTGGACCATCCCGCTAGTAGCCCGACGACGCTCGCCCTGGGTCTCGGCCTTATCGGCTTCCTGCGCCTGGATCCGGAGCTGGAGACGCGCACTGAACGTGGCGCCGAAGTCCTTCTCCATCTTGTTGACGATCGGAATCAGCCGGAAGTCCTGACTCGACCAGACCTGAGAGTGCAGCAGGGCCGCGCTCAGGAGAACCTGCCAATCGACAGCCATGAGGTGCTCAGCCAACGGCGAGGTAGCCCACGTCCTCCACCAAATCCTGGTCTGCGGATGCCAGTCGTAACCACTCGGCAACCGGGGCTGCCGGCCGCGAACGAACTTGATCTTAGTGGGAATGACCGTGTCCTTATTGCGCCTGGCGCGCACGGACGGGTCCTTCGGAATTGGTGAGGCCATCAGGGGCTCCTATGTCAGGAAAGTCGAAAATCGACGGGGCCGAAACCTCGCCGATCATCCACAACATAGTTGGCCACTCAACTTTTGTCACGCCAGACATGCCGCTAACGTCCGAAGCCCCGGCGAACCGGGGCTTCGTGGGGGTTGTTATTGGCCGGACCCCACCCGGCACTAGGCGAACCCTCCGCGCGGCCGGCGCTCACCAAGCAGAAGCCTACTTCACGCCGCCGCAAGCAAACAAGCACGCCGCCGCGGCCCTATGGCTGGCGTATCCCAGGGTCGTACAGCTCGGAATGT